CCGCAGTTACCTGTACCGCCGGTTTTTCAAAAATCTTTACAGAGGCGTCAAAGGTAATGAACTGTTAAGGAAGGAGTGGCATAATGTTACAATTTGTATGTTTTATCATTGGAGCGATATTCGGTGGTTGTTTTGCAGCTACTGTAATGGCACTTATTTTTGCCCACACCGACTTATATGTAAAAGATGGTGATGATAACAATGAAGAAAAGTCTCCACAAGAGGGTGAATGATAAAGGTAAATGGTTTCAAGAAGATGTGCGTGATAAACGATATGTTTGTCATACAAATAAACATCTTGCTTGGTGTAAAAGATACTTGAATCGTTCATTCAGACGAAAAGAAAAGCAAATAAAAGAGGAGTTTTAAATATGCCAACAGGATTTACATCTTTTATTGAAAATGGAACAATAACAACAGGAAAAGATTTTCTTTTACTCTGTTCTCGCAATTTTGGTTTAGCAGCAGAAATAAGCAGAGATAAAGGGTTGAAAACACCTATACCAACGCATTTCACACCTGATAACTTTTATCAAAAACATTATGAAGAATCTGTAGAGAAATATAAGAAATTTTCTCAAATGACAGATACAGAGTTTGCTAAATATGTGCGTACAGAACATGATTCATGTATAGATAGAGCCAAACAGTGTTTGAACGAAATGATTGCAAAAGATAAAGTGTATCAACGCATCAAACAAGAAGTGGTGAAATGGAAACCACCGACTGACCTGCATGAAAACATTAAGATATTTGCGCTAAACCAGATTGACATGTGCATAAGTACAGATCACGACTATGATTATTATATGCGAATTATAAATAAGACATTTGACGATACTCCAGAAAGTGTCAAAGAATATAAGAAAAACTTTTTGAAGTCGTTAAAGGACGAAATACGGCAAGTTAAATCGGATTTAGACAAAGAAATTAAGCGAGTCGAAGATTATAACATTTTTATGAAGCAGTTTTTGGAAAGTTTGGAAACAATAAAAGTATAGTTTTACAGCTAAAACCGTGATTTCTGTTTTTATCCTTCAATAATTGCATTTATAGCAGTAAAATGAGCAGATAAAAACAGATATTGCGTAATTAATCAAAGAGGTGAAAGTGTGAAAATTTATATTATTACAAAAGGAGATTATTCAGATTATCATATCTGTAATGTAACAACCGATTATGAAAAAGCAAAACGATACAAAAAAGCTTACTCTGAGAATTGGGGGGAAGCTTGTATTGAAGTGTATGAAGATGGGGAAAACGGTAAAGACAACTACTGTTGGGCATATGATCCTGTTAGCAATACAGCAGAAATAAGTGAATACAACGAAAAGAAAATCATGGAAAATAGAGAAGGTAAAATTTGTAGTGTATATGTTTACGCTCCAGACGAAAAACACGCCATTAAAATAGCACAAGATATGATAGCTAAATATAAAGCTGAACAGGCTGGATTGTAAATCGTAAATATATATAAGAATTTGAAACAAGGGAGAGTACGCTCTCCCTTTGGCATTTGCATTGTCGAAAGACTGCTTTACTTAAAGTAAAGTATCAGAAAGGTTAGGAGCAGAGGACTCATCCGACGAGGATGCAGCAGGTGGTGATACGGGTAGGTTTAAATGGCGACCAGCAAGTTAGCGACAATGAACACTCAAACCCAAGATTCCCTACAGAAATGAACTTACGAATCTACGATCTGCCGCTGAAATCGCCAAATCAAAGCTATGATTACATCAACCAATCCCAATGCCAAGCTTCCCACGAGGCGTCTTCCTACTGCCAGAATTGTATTTAGAAATGCCAAAATCTAAGGAGGAATTAAATAAATATGTTTACTTTAACTAAAATTGATAGTATACCAGACAATTATCAAAAATATCATATACATAATAATTTACTGATATCTAATAGAATACGAAGTCATCTGGCTCAGAGATTTCCTGATTGTCATTGGGAAGTCACAAACAATGATATTTATATTAATGTGAGTCTTAAATCTTCACCTTGGGAGAAAAATAGTAAAATTGTTCATGCGATTGCTGATTATGCGTATTATTATGCAGATAGCTATAATTACGATCACACTGATATAAATTCTGATTATTGTAATATGAATTTTTTCGGCGTATACAAGAACAATATTATTGCGAAAGATTATACACAATTAGGAGCAACAAGCAAAACTCAACAGATGGAGCTTGAATTTATGCGTCAGTATAATGAAGCATTTGCAAATGAATAAGAAATGAAGCAGCGAAGATTTTTGTCTTCGCTGTTTTTTGTTGTAAGGAGACATCTATGGAGAAATACAATTATGTCGAAGCAGTTAAAGAAAATGTCAGAAGTTATATTAGAGATAATATAAAAATTCTGGAATACATAAGCAGAGACGAAAAAGAAGAGATAATTAGTAATGGGGTACTAACTGAATATATGAATCCTTTGTTAGTACAAGCAAATAAAAAGTTCGCAGACATTGAAAATTGGACAGCCGAAGAACATTTGTGTCACAATTTTGATTTGTTATTCAAGGCAGTGAATGTGTTTGGTTTAGATTTTGAACAGACATTGACAGGACAACCGGCATATGCAGATGGCATAGTAAGATGTTCTGTTGTAGAAAGAGCGGTATCTGAAGTTCTCGATGAGTATGAAGATTTATTAGATATAGAGGAATGAATATGACAGATGTTTACAAGATATTGAACGATGGTACAGTAAACAAACACACATTTGCACTATCGGCAAAACAAGCTCTAATTGCTTGTATTATGCAAGAGAGGTTTCATAACTACAACACTTGGGAATATCCATGTGACATCAACGGCATTGTGTCTCACAAAAGAGGTGATGTTGTTCGTTTTGTGTATGACTGTGGTGATTATTGCTTTTGGTGCAAACAAAAGAATGAGGTGTTGTAAATGAGTAAAATTATTTGTTTTGAAAAATGGAATTATGATTGTGGCACGCTTAACCAGATGGGTTTTGAGTTTGATGATTCTATTACAATAAACCAGATTTCTAAGTTGGCAGACAGGATTTTAAATGACTACTACGATGAATCAGAAACCAATGACGAAATCGAACTTGATGAAGTTTATATTTATAACAAATGTTATGAATTTTGCAAAGAGCAAGGACTTATATTTAACACGATCAAGCCTGATATTACTGTCAGTTTAGACACGCAGAAAGTACATATAAAAGAAGAATTTTATAAATAATTAAAATACGCTGTGATACCGGCGAAACGGTTAGGGAGGTTATCATTATGTCAAGAAACAGAACAGCAGCATATATAAACAAAATCAGAGCCATTGAAGCGCCAAACGGTTACAAATTTGACCTTGTAAATTATCTTTATAATCCGGCATACGGTTATGATTATCCGGCTTTTGTAAAAATGATAGACGAAACAGAAACAACGCAGACATTCCGCCGTGTATATTATTTCAAATACTGGAATGGCACGGGCGAATATAAAGCCGAGGAATACACAAGGGAAAAGGACGGCGGAGATTGGCAGGTTGTAATTGTAAAAAATCGTACTGAAACGGTACTTGCACAGTCGAACCGTTACAATGTCAAAAAACTTTTAACATTTTGTAATTGATTAACAGAACCGCCGAAGCCCGAAAGGAGAAAACGAAATGAAAACACTTGCAGATTTTAAACGAGATGCAGCAAGCAGAAAAATTAAACTTGAAATGGTGGAACGCTATGGAAAAACAGGAGAAGAAATCCCGGAAAGATACAGAGGAATCAGAACGATTCAATCTGTAAATACTGTAGAAATTATGCTTGAAACCGCCGATGGATTGACCAGCAGTTTGGATTTTCCTCCAGCAAAGTTAATCGAATATGACGGAAAATCCTTGACCATCTATGAGAGAGGCGAAAGGGATTTGACCGAGCAGGAGAGGAAAATTCTTGCAGACTGGCAGAAAATCGAGGATGACTACTACAAGCAGAATCCATACGGTGATGTCTACTGGAAAAAGAAGGACTATTTCAAGAAATGTCCTTGCCCTTGGCTTGCTGGTTATGAACCCGTAAAAGGCAAGTATTATAATCACAACGGAAAAATCCTTGATAATCAGGTTAGAGGAAATGCAATTTTGAAGTACAATGTGTATGAACAGTAAGGGGTGAAAATGATAATAAAACTAACATTTCATTGATATTAAGGAGGAAATACAGATGAGCAAATACAATTATTATGAAGCTGTACACGATGATATTGTAACAGCTATTTTTGATAACTATAGCAATGAACAGATTGTAACAAATCTTAGAAATGATGAAGAGAAGTTTAAGGGAATACTTTATGATGATTTGTTTTTTGAAGATTCAGTTACAGGTAATGGTTCTGGAAGTTATACGATGAACAGAGTAAAAGCTGAAGAAAATATTAATAATAATTGGGATTTATTTTCTGAAGCTCTTGATGATTTTGGAGATAGTTTTAATCACTACATATATGGTAATACTCTTGATTTTGAAAAGATTGATGTAGTGATTAGATGTTATGTACTCAGACATACGATGAATGTAGTTGTTGACGAATTGAAAGAACAGTTTAAGGAGGAATTATAATGTTACGGAAAATAATTACAAAATCAGATGCAGCTCATGAATGGGTAAGAGAATTTAATGCTATTGACAGAGGTATTATTGAAAAACTTATGTCAATAGATATTGATGACTGGCAGGAAGTTACAATGCCTTGTGTGGGCGATAGAGTGTATTGCTTTGATTCGGTTACATATGGAGAAATAGTCGATATTGATAATAATGATTATACAATTAGCCTTGACGATGGAACAGAAATCACTTTAAGTATTTCTGATTTTGAGGTTGAAAGGTATGACTTATTGCCGATGTGGGGAACGATGTGGTCGTTTGGCAATGGTCTGGATGATGAATGGTTGTCAGACTACGACGGCATTAAATTAATGTCAGAATGTGGTTTCAGAATTTTTTACTCAGGAGAGTTCGGGTATTTCTTCGGCATTGATGGAGCAGGATATGATTTTTACGAAGCACACTGGATACCTCTTTACGAAGCAAGAGGATTACATTGGCACGAAGAGGAGTGTTAAAAAATGAGAATATATAGTGAATTGGACTTAAATACATTTGAAGCTTGGAGCGGAGCAGTTAATACTCTTGACAGAATACGCCGTGAAGGCAAGTGTGAAGAATTGGAAAGTGTTCTTGAAGATCTCTACCCTGAAGGAATTGATGAAACAGCGTTAAATGATTTATTGTGGTTTGAACCAGAAATAGTTTATGAATGGGTGGGCTTACGAACAGAATCGGAGATTGAATCTGAAATCGAAGAAGCTAAATCAGAGCTTGCTGATTTAGAAGATGACTTAAAAGCTTTAGATGAAGATTATAACGACGATTGTGAAGATGCTTCAGAAATCGAGCGTGAGAGAATTTGGGTAGAATCTTACAAAGACGATTACAATTCTTTAATCAATGATATTGCAGAAATTAAAGAAAACATTGCCGAGTTAGAGAAAGAACTGAAGGAAGTTTAACTATGAAAAAATATATTGAGGTAAAGGAAAACCCAGCAAAGGTTACACACTTGAGGATTGAATTATATTATAGTCTTGGCGGAATGAATTATTTTACAGGTAGGGCAGAAAATCGAGGATATTACTTATCTGTTACACCAGTCGAAAGAAAAACAAGCGATGGAGGTTATACATCAGAGAGTTGCACAGCATTCTCAGGAATAAAACAGAATGTTAAGGAGGTAACAAGAAAAAGTAAAAAGGCTGAAATTGAAGCTGAAAAGCTGGCAACTGATGTGGTGGATAATTTGATTGATTATGTATTAAGGAACAATGGTCTTGAAATTGCAGCACAGGAGGTTTAATTATGCTTTTACTTGATGCATATTACTTTAAAAGCTTGCCTGTTCTTTTAAAGTCAGACGCTGGTAAAAAGATATATGGAAAATTCATGAACATTGCAGATGAAACAGCGCAAGCTTGGTTACAAGGTGTTGTAGATTTGGTTGAAATTTTACATATAGATATACAAGGGTTGGATGTGCTTTGGAATCTTGTTCAAGAGTATGGTATACCAACCGCAAAGAAAATGTGTAGGGAGGTTTAATTATGGATTTAACAGAATTCTATCCTGAAGAAATAGCTGAAGCACTATGTAATTTAGCATATGATAATCCTACAACAGAAGTTATAAATGGCTGTAAAGACGGTTTGCTCGGATTATTGGCATTAGCTCAAAATCCATATAATCCAGAAGGATACAGAGTATTGTACAAAGTGCTTGAAACAATTGTAGATGTACAGGAGGTTTAATTATGGGACAGTATTATAATGTTGTAATTAAGAATAAGAATACAATAACCACATACAACAAAAAAGTTGACGGTGAATACACTCCTGCTAAGTTAACTGAGCATTCTTGGTGGCTTAATCCGTTTGTTTGTTCGTTAACAAAACTGTTGTATGAAAACCTTACCCCTTGCAGAGTTGCGTGGGTAGGTGATTATGCATATAGTGCCGATGGTTTGAATATTCCAGACGGTATAGATGTGGCGAAGCTTCATGAAATTGCTTGGGGAGAAAACTCTAAAACACAAGAAATACATAAAGATGAGCTGTATCTTGACGGTAAGTATCTTGTTAATCACACTAAGAAAATCTATCTTAATTGTGATGACTATAAGTTGAGATCAAATGACTACGGTTGGGTTATTCACCCATTACCACTGTTAACCGCTATTGGCAACGGTTTAGGAGGCGGAGATTATTACGGCATAAATAAAGATCAAGTTGGCGGTTGGGCTTGGTGTGCTATATCCGTTGAAGATGATATTCCGGTTGGGTATAAAGAACTTAAATGTACATTCAGAGAAGATTAAAACGGCACTTTTAAGAAGAAATATAAATGATAAGGAGAAATATAAATGAATAAATCAGAGTTTTTGTTATACATTGAAGAAAATTTCAATATAACTGGTGAGAGTTATCGACTGATTAGTAATATTCTTGATTTCGTTTCAAACAATGCTACTAATGAGAATGAGCAATATAATATGTTATACAATCTTCTTGATGGAACAATCGGATTATCAGATATGGAGTTGCGTAAAGTGTATCTGTAAGTAATTACTTTTAAGATTGTTTAATAGTTATATTCATAAATGAGGTGCAAAAAATGTTATATAAATGGTATGACGGCAAAAAGTATAGAGCTAATAAAAAAACAGAAGCAATCTTTATAAAATGGAAATCAATTGATAATGCTGTGGATATGAGAAAAAATAAATTAACTTTAGTACAATATGAAACTATACCATATATTTGGCACGATTTGGTGCAATTAGGTGTAGGGAGAACAATCTCACCAGAAGTTGCAAATTGGTTTAAGAAACAAGACTGTAAGGTTCAGATGGATTCAGATGGCATTAATTATATAATAATGATTTGATTACGGCAAACAGAGATTAAAACACTTTTATAACTCGAAATTGTTTATGTAATATTACATAATATAGTTTTTTTTAATTAAGAAGGAGGAATAAACTATGTATAAACTACCAGATAAGTTAATTGATATTCTTATAAGCGATGATGTAGAAATATCTGAAGATGACAAAAGTGCTTATGTGGAGTTATCTTTTTTCTCACCTGAAGGGCAGGACTGTAGTTTATCAATTGAAAAAGGAAATAACATTGAATGTTTTTGTAATAATATTTATGATTATTACGATAATTTTGATGTATCTTATGAAACATATCTTTGGTTAGATTCAGATGGTCACGGAGTAAATGGTGCTCCGTATGACATGAAGGATGTATATGAAGATATGGCATGGTGCAAAAATAAAATTTATGATATTTATTTAGCTGTATATAAGTACATTTATTTACCTGTATATAAGTGCATTGTATGTTGAATTCAATGAATGTACAGAAGATGACGACTAAAAATAAAACCGATATTTTAAGGAGTGTGTAAGTTATGGATATAACAAAAACTGAGTTCTTTAATAACACCTATGCGGACACTTGGACATGGAATGTAGGATTAACAAAGAAGGAACAACAAACTTTTATAAAAACAGTAAATGAACTTTGTGATCGTCACGAAATTATTGCAGCATCGGATTGCTTTAAAGCGGTAATAGATGTTGCATATACTTCATTTCTGTGTGGTTTAGGATATAGCAGTGGTTTAAATTTGGAGGGAATAATACGATGAATAAAACAGAATTAAGAAGTGCTACAAGTGCAGCCAATAAGATTATTAAACTAACATCGGCAGTGAAAAAAGATTATGCCGGTTGTTTCTATGACAAGCAAGGTCGGCAGATTATTATATCAAACTATATTGCGATAAGATTAAATGAACATTTGTCTATTCCAGAGGCAAGCATTCCGCCCAGTAATGTTGATAGTTTGTTCTTGTCAGCTTGCCAAAACACTGAACAGTTAGATTTGTTAAGTTTGGAATACTTAAAGGATTACATACAGAACGCTAAAGATGATGAACCTCAAAGATATAAAGGTAGAGGACATGAATCTATTGTTTATGACTTTGGTGAAAGGCTGCCTATGGTAAATTCTGAATATATGTTGCTTATGTATAAGGTTTTAGGTTGGCAGAATTTGACAGCTAAAGTTAATGAAGATAAATGGGAAACAAGTCCAATATATTTCTTTTCAGATAGGGGTGACGGTATTTTAATGCCGATAAAGAAAAAGGAGTGCGTAAAGTGGACAAGATAGAGAGCATATTTAGTGTTGAAGGCTATAATAAAGATGCTGACACATATGTACCCTACGGATCGTTTGGAACATATATCGAAGCCAAGACTCATCTTAATACATTATTACCCTTACTGAGAAAAGATTTACTCACAGACAGGAGAACCAAAGAACCGATAGATTGGCTTAACATTGTGGAAAATGATAAAATATTGGCAAGTTTTACTTGATTTATTGTTGATATTATGATATAATAATGGAGAATACAAAATGAAAAAATATACAATTGAGGATGCAAAACGGTTGATATCTGATTTTTGTGAAGAAGAATATGGCTCAATTGCTGATTTTTCAAAAAAGGAGCAAACACTATGAAAACAAATTACATCATCGAAATTGAAAAAGGAATTGAAATCAGAACACACGGCGGTTATCTCTCGCAAAGTGAAATCGAAGAACAAATCGCATTGCAGAAATATGGTGAATTTTTTGAAGAAATTGCAAGAGTTGAAACACTTGAAGAGGCAAGGGAAATCTTCAATGCGAACAAGGAAAAATGCATATCAAAACAGCGTGGCAGAAAAATTGAAACGGATGAATTAAGAATCAGAGAAATCAACTTTGATGATAAAGGTGAAGAACTTGAACCAGACGGAATGGAAATAATTGATAGCTATGTTGCAATGCTTGACGGCTATGTTGTCAGCGAGAATAGGAAAGCGGTTGATTTTGAACTTGCCGAAACTTATATGGATGACGAAATCAGAGAAGAACTGGATGCACAGCCTGCACTATGCGAAGATCAAGAATTTTTCACTGAATATGAAAAAAAGCATTATAAAAAGTTTGGTGAATCTTTCGCAAAAGTTAATGGAATCGAATGTTAAGAAATCGCAGAGTGACCGACCTTCGTGTCGGGTAATGCAGACGGTCAGACGGTCACAATCCCCGACAGACGCACAACTTAAAAAGGTGGAATTTAAAATGACGGTTGAATATGACAGAAACTATGAGGCAATACGGCTGCAACTTGATGATGGTGGATTAATTTGTAATCCTAATCTTGATGTATTGCCAAACTCTGAAATCATTGCCGTTAAAGATATTGCTTCAATGCAGTTTGTTGATTATTACATCATCAACTACTATAAAGCGGCAACTGACAAAGTGTGGCGGAATAAATTCTTCAATGAAGCGTTTGAAGAAATGAATCAAGATAACGAACATTTATATATTAGATTTAGAACCAATGATGTTGTTGCTCAAACACACAGTTCGTATCAGTTGTGTACTGATAAATGTGTAGCATCAAACATCATTGAAGTAGTGTCAGACTATAAGACTATGCTTAATGTTATGAACAGTGCTAAGGTTTCTTATAAGCGACCTACATATGAGTTATATAATAATGACTATTGTTGTGATGAAGGAACCTATACATTGCAAGATGGTTCTGAATATTTTGCCTTAGCCTACGAATTAAATTCCTGTAATTTTTATTGGTCATATGAAGATTGTCCAAATAAATTTTCTGAGGATTTTCCAGAATGTGTGTACTGGAGAATTTATTGGTGTAACGACAAAGAGTATGAAGATACTTTATTGGATTTATATAAAGATGAAGATTTTGTGCTTTATCTGACCAATAAATCCGCTTGGTATGACAAACACAATAAATAAAATTCTTGTTTTAGAACGGATTCGTCATAAGGAGGAATGGAACTTTATGAAAAGTAAATATAGAGAAATCAGAAGTAATTTCGTTGATTATGATAAAAATATAATGTATATTGATGCTTGGAGAACGACAAATTCCAACGAAGAGGGTAAAGTGATTGCGAAAATCAATCTCTCTAATTCCGAGGTGGAATATGTTGACGAGCAAGCTAAAACTGATGCTTATGCTCAGACAGTAATAAGGAGGGTGTTAAATGCCGTGGTTTGACAATAACGATAAACCAATCGAAGTTAATCATACCGAGATGATAGAAAGAGTCGAAAATGATATTCGGCTCTATGGTCAAGATTTGAAATGTTATGTTATTATTTCGTCTCGCTCTGTTGCAAATTCGCCTGACATACAGATAGTAAGCAGATTTAGTTTAAAAAAATCTATCATAGGCGGTATGACAGACAAAGAATATGCCCTATCAATTACGCTTGAGGAATTATTAAATAGACTGCGGTACGAACATTATGTGCCAAAAGATGTATAAAACAAAGGTTTTATACATAAAAAATAGACATCACTTCGACCTGCGAAAATCTGGTGATGTCTATACCAAGTAAGCTATCGAAAGATGGTCAGCGTTAGCCTACCCATTTTCAAAGCCTAATATGATGATACACTATTGGGAAAATTTTGTCAATGTTATTTCCATATTTTGTGGGTTGATTATAATAAAGAAAAAATTTACAATAATAATGAAAGGCGAATGAACACATATGAATAATTTGAACTACAATTGAAGAGGTGGATAAGTATATTTACTTAGTAGGTGATGTAATTGCACAATATAACAAACTCTATTGACAATAGCTTATTCTCTTGTTATAATAAATAATCGAACGGATGTTCTAAATACAAGGGTGATGTGTATGATAGTTGCATTAAAAGATTGGGAGAGTGTACTGAAAAACTATTATTTTGTGTTCAACGACAAAAAATATGATACGGTAAAATGGTCGATATTGAATGATAGAGTAATACAATTCAGTAATCAAAAAGAACCTGTAAGCAGCAGTGTAGTGTTTGCAGGAGTAAGATACATAGATATTAATTGTGCAAAATTGCTAATTGTGCTTAACAATGGCGATAAATATTTAGCATACAAATATGCAAAACGAACTTGACATTTACGAACTGTGTGATATAATAAAGCCAAGAAATCCAGAAAGGAGGGCTTGAATGTTAGGAATCAAGCCAAAGATTGGCGAAGTATATCTCATAGATTTTCCACAAGATGGACACACACAGGGCGGAATAAGACCGGGTGTAATTTTTCAAAATGATGTTGGTAATAAATACAGTCCTAATGTTGTTGTTCTTCCTTTGACTACTTCGATAAAAAAGACATCTCAGCCTACGCATGTGTATATTAGTAGCAAGAATTCTGGTCTTAGGTATGACAGCATAGTATTGTGTGAAAACCCAATATCTATTTCTAAAGATCGAATCTCCAAAAAACTTACAAAACTCAGTTCATATCATATGACTCGCATCACAGAAGCAAATTTACTTGCTTCTTCTGCAATTGCGTATTTGTCATTTGATGAACTACTGCATGTTTGGGAGAAAAGTCAAGATTTTGCAGACAAAAGGTTGGTGATGGCGTGACTTTTGGTCAATTAATCCTCTGCTTAGTTGTTTTGGTAGTAGGATATATATGGATAAAACTTAAATAAGAAGAGGTGTTATATATGATAGGAGAATTATTATTGGTTGGTTTGGCAACAGTGACGGAAGGTTTGAAGACCACTTTGCATCATTCAAAATCCGAATGGGCTAAAGATCGAGTGAATTCCAGACATAGATACAATAAAGAAAGACAGTCCGAAATTGAAGACGCTTTGTTTGGGTATTATACATCGGAACGAGGACGCAAAAGAGAGGAATATCAGCAGATATTAGATGATGCAGGTGTTACTTATTATGATGATTACGATATAATAAAAAAGATTGCCATTATCGAAGGATGGGAGTATTATGATTTTTGCGAATGGAATCGTGAAGTGCAAAGAGAAATGCGTTAATATGTAACTTTTCAGCGATTGTTTCTGTTTACAAATAATGCCAAATGTGATACATTATACATATATAATTTTATTCGAGGTGCTGATGATATGTATAATGAGACTACGAAAATGGCTTTTGTATCGACATTATCGTCGAAACAAAATATACTGTTAGCGACGGCATTGTTTAATAGTATAGAAATTTTTGAACAAGAATCTGAAAAAGACATTTCACGGTTCACAGAAGAAAATCTTCAGAAAGTTCAGGTTAAAATAGCAGGTAGTAAAACATATGGTTCACGGAAACGAGATGCCACGATGTTAAGGAGTTACTTAGATTGGGCGTATAAGAATCATATTTGTGATACAAACATATCCTCATATGTGTTGCAGGCTATGGATATTAATGCTAATACAGTATTGGTTTCGTCTCCACAACACTTACAATTTCAACTCAATGCTGTATTTCCACCGGAAATAGAAGATAATGTTGATTTGTTGTCGAGAGGATTTGTCTGGATGGCTTATATGGGCATCCCAAAAGAAGACACGATAAAGATTACAAGCAATCATGTATCTATAGATAACAATAACGAAAAGAAAATTATTGCATACAATAGCACGCTCTACGAGATTCCAACTGAAGCTTATATAACGATCAACAAATTGTGTTCTTTGAAATGTTTAACCACTACAACAAGGAATGGTATTGTTCGTAAATTCGACAGGGTTCAAGGTTGTGAATTGTTAAGAGGTACAACTCGTCTTAACAATATAACAGTAGAATATTTAAGAACTCGTGTAACCCGCAAATCAAAACCATATCGTTTGTCGAAATTATTATCTTATGGTTCGTTATATAAAAGTGGAGTGTTTTACAGACAGTACATATTGGAACAACAGGGGTTCATACCTACATTTGCTGAACTAATGCGTTCTCGGAGTTATACCGAACACGATGGGGAAACAGATGTTTATTTTCAAGATAAACTAAAAACTATACAGGCGGAATACACTGCATGGAAGGATAAGTATTATTCACTTATGTAAAGTTTAATAAAGATTTTTAAAGGCGGTACAGCTCGCCTTTAAAAAATAATCATTAAGTCAGTTTTGCATATTAGAAAGTATAAAACTGTAAGGAGGTGGTGCTTATGATTGTGCTAAATTAACAAAAAATTAATATATAGGGGGAATTATTATTTCTGACAACAAGTCAATTTATCAAACATTATCATCAATTGATGTGTCTGGCAAGGTCAAGCCTAAAAATGGTATGAATTATTTACCATGGGCGTCTGCATGGGCATACATAAAAGAGTATTTTCCAAGGTCGTCATATACCGTAGTTAGAGACGATAATGGTAATCTTTATCATACTGACGGAAAAACCTGTTGGGTTGAAACATTATTATCCATTAATGGGGAAACTCAAGAAGAGCAGTTGGCTATTATGGATAACCGTAATAAGTCTGTATCAGCCGATCAAGTAGAATCTACGATGGTAAACAAAGCTATTAAGAGATGCCTAACAAAAAACGCAGCATTATTTGGTCTTGGTTTGAATCTTTGGTATGGCGAAGAATTGAGCGATGAAGCAAAGCGTACCAAAGCTAAGAAAGTATCTGATTTAGATGTGCTTAAAGGCAAAGTAGTGTCTATTTGTAAAGAACTGGTATCCAAAGGCGTTGATAGCAAAAAATTATATGCTTCTATTGCAGATATGTCAGGACATCAAAATCCGACCAAAATTACAGATATAGAGACACTAAAAATTGTGCTTGAGCGACTTGAACAATGGGAGGTTTAGTATGAATAAAGTATGTGAAATTGGAAGAATTGTAACCGAACTCGAACTTAAAACAACAACCAATGGAAAGTCGGTTGTTAATTTTAGAATTGCAGTAAGGTCTTATGGCAAAGACAACGATGATTACTTTTTTAACTGTGTGGCATGGGGAAGTGTTGCAGAATTTATTTGTAAGCATTTTTCAAAAGGAAGAAAGATTGGAATTGATGGTAAACTGACTTCTCGCACATACGAAACAGAAAAAAAAGAGAAGCGTCAGGTTGTAGAAATTATGATACAGGATGCAGAGTTTTGTGACGACAAGCGTGACGAAAGTGGTGATGACGCAAATATAACTACGCCGTCAAAGGCAGAATCTACTACATCTGAAACAGAGGACGAGTTACCATTTTGATTAACTTAAAACAATTAAAAAATCGGTACTGGTCGTTTTCCAGTATAAATTCTTATCAGACTTGTCCTCGTATGTTCTTCTTATCATATATTGATAGGAAGCCCCAAGAAGAAAACGCTTTTAGTCAATGGGGTTCTTTATGTCACAAATTGTTAGAAAGTTATTACAAAGGTCAAAGTAGCATTTTCGATCTTGAAGAGCGGTACAAAAATGCTTATAAAAGAACGGTTTTATCTGATTTCCCTAAAAATCGCTATGTTGATATGAATAAGAAGTATTACCAAATAGGTCTTGAATATTTTCGAGGTTTTGAGGATGTTTTTTCTGAATATCAAGTAGTCGGTGTTGAACAGAAGATTAAAACCAAAATTGGCGAGTATAACTTTGTTGGTGTTATCGACTTAATACTTGAGAAGAATGGCGAGTATATTATCTGCGACCACAAAAGCAAAGGAGCTTTTAAGAACGAGCAAGAATTACGGAAGTATCTTTTTCAGTTGTACCTGTATTCCAAATACATATACGAAACATATCACACATATCCCACAAAATTGATTTTTAATATGTTTAAGCTCGGAGAAATGAAAAGCGTAGATTTCAATAAGAGTGAATACGAGAAAGCTTTGTCTTGGGCTGAGGCTTCCATAAATGAAATTCTTGAAGAAGAATGCTGGTTAGATAAAGTGTTCGTGCAGTACGCTGCTAAAGACAAAAATATCAATAATTACAAGTGTGATGATTTCTTTTGTAACAACCTTTGTTCGGTACGGGCGTTTTGTGAGCGTTCTAAAAGCTATACTGAAGAGGACGATTTTGATTTTCTTGAGGAGTGATTATGTTTGCTTATTGAAAAGGACAAAATTCATAAAGCAAAAGAGAAATTAGGAGAGAAGAATGCTTTTGAAATAGCTCAAATTTTGGAAGTTGAAAATTTTGATGAGAGTCGTTTGAGAGCATGTTGCCCTTTCCACGAGGAAGATACTCCAAGTTGGATTTACAATCCTAAAACATATAATTTTCATTGTTTCGGATGTGGTATATCGACTGACATTATTGATGCTTATATGATTAAAGGACATACATATTTGGAAGCAGTTCAGTATTTATTTGAAAAAGCAGGCATTAAATATGCGTTTGGAGAGATGGGCGTAAAGACTAAAACCCAGTACCGATACCCAAAACCTGTAGAATGTCACTCAAAGAACAAAATCGAAGAATACTTAGGTTTACGAAAAATATCACCAAGCACAATTGACTATTGCGATATTAGACAAGACTCTCATGGAAATATAGTGTTTAACTATTACGACACGAACGATGTGCTTACTTTGGTTAAATACCGACCAAGCCATAAGATAGATAAAAGCAAAGGCGAAGTAAAAACATGGTGTCAAAAAGATGCAGATACAAGTCCAATATTGTTCAATATGAATCGTGTTAATGTTGACAGTCCTTTGCTAATATGTGAAGGAGAAATTGATTGTGCTTCGGCTATAGAAGCGGGATTCACTAATGCAGTTAGTGTCCCGCTTGGGGCTGGAAACTTTCATTGGATTGAACATAATTGGGACTGGTTAGAACAATTCACCGATATTATTGTATGTGCAGATAATGATGAAGCGGGACAAAAAATGATTAAAGAGGTTTCAAGTAGACTCGGAAACTGGCGAACAAAGATTGTACAGTTACCCACAAAGGTAACAAAATCAGATGGTAGTCAAGCTTTTATTAGTGACCTCAACGAGACATTGTATTGGTTTGGAAAAGAATATGTGCTAAAACTTATACTGGATGCAAAAGATTCGCCTGTCGATAGCGTTATTGACTTTTCAGACATTAAAGATGTTGACCTTTCTCAAATTGACGGTATTTATACTGGCATTACAGAGTTAGACAATAAGCTAATGAAAATGTTTTATGGCACAGTTACGATTCTGACGGGTACTAATGGCAGTGGTAAATCATCTTTACTGTCACAGTTTATATGTCAATCACTTGACCAACAAAAGTCTGTTTGGTTGTATTCTAAAGAGCTGCCTAATTCGATGATGAAAAACTGGATTAATTTTATATTTGCAGGTAGACATAATATCGATCAGTTTCATGACAGTAAAGGAAGTGTATATTACAAAGTTAGTAAAAGTGCTCGTACTAAAATTGATGGATATTATAAAAATCGTCTTTATATTTATAAAGACGATTATGACAACTCAGTCGATAATATCAAAAAATCAATGGAGGATTGTGTTAGGAAGTATGGCTGTAAAATGCTCATATTGGACAATCTTACGGTCATCAATCTTGGAGCTACCGACAACAATAAAAACGAAACACAAAACGCATTCATGTCTTGGTTGACCAAATTTGCAGCCACATTTCAAGTTGTTATTATTTTGGTTATTCATCCACGAAAAGGACAGCAGGTTACTCGCCTTTGTAAATATGATATTGGTGGTTCTGGAGGTATGTTAGATCTCGCTCATCGAAGTTTCTCGTTATATAGAGTGAAGCCCAATGAAAAGCAAACTGGTGACGAATTAGTTAAAAATTATGATGTTATATTGGATGTTTTGAAAGACAGGATGAGAGGACAGGAGAATTTATCAATTCCAATGTGGTACGATCCGCCATCTCGTAGATTTTACACCAACGAAATGGAGTTTGGAAAACAATACGCATGGGATAAGAATAAGTACACAGAGTCTATTCCTTTCCCGCATCCAAACGAGACAAGTGAAGTGTTCGGAAAGGAAGATTAATATTATCGACAATTATGTTGCTTACCATATACATACAGACTATTCTCTTAAAGACAGTGCTACCAATTACAAAGATTATGTTGATAAAGCAGTAGAGTTGGGACAGCATGCAATTGCATTTTCGGAACACGGCAATATACAAGGTTGGGTTAAGAAGAAAATGTATTGTGACTTAAAAGGTATTAAGTATATACATGCAGTTGAGTGTTACTTAACAAAAAATCATACAGACAAAATCCGAGACAATTATCATACAGTTCTTATTGCGAAAAACTATGAAGGTGTTAAGGAACTCAACCGGCTTATAAGTTTGTCAAGAACTGACAAAAATCATTTTTATTATGTTGGCAGAATCTCGTTTGAAGAGTTTCTTTCACTGTCTGACAACATTATCAAAACAAGTGCCTGTCTTGCTTCTCCTTTAAATAAATTACCTGTAGAAGATACATGGTATGAACAATTAGTTAAAGGGTATGATTATCTCGAAATTCAACCACACAATTGCAAAGAACAAATTGAATACAATAGACATTTAGCATATCTGTCTGAGAAATATCATATTCCGCTAATAGCTGCAACAGACGCCCACTCAGTTAATTCTTATAAAGCAGAGTGTAGACAAGTAATCTTAGATGCTAAAAAACAACATTACGAAGGCGAAGATAAGATGGACTTAGTGTATAAGTCTTACGATGAATTAGTGAAAGCTTTCGCAACACAGGACGCAATACCGAGTTCTTTATACATAGAGGCTATTAACAACACTAATGTTATGGCAGATAGTGTCGAAGAGTTTTTTATGCTTGATACATCGATTAAGTACCCTATTTTGTATGGCAGTGCTGAAAAAGACGAACAAAAATTTACTTCATTGGTATATCAAAAATATCAAGAGAAGCTTGATAATGGCGTTATTTCATCAGAAGAAAAGAATAGATTTGATAAAGCAATACCTGAAGAACTGAGAGTCTTTAAGAAAGTAGGTATGTCGGGTTTTATGCTTTCAATGAGTGAAATTCTCTCACATTTTAGAAATCAAGGGAAACCAATAGGCTTTTCAAGAGGTTCAGTTGGTGGTTCAAGAACAGCGTATGTTACCGATATTATTGACTTAAACCCTGAAAAATGGGGTACAGTATTTTCTCGATTCTGTAATGAAGACAGAGTAGAAGTAGGAGATATTGATGTTGATGTTGTAGAATCGGATAGACCAGAAATGTTTGAGTATATTATAGATAAATTCGGTAAAACAAAAACAGCCAGAGTTCCTACATATTCGACACTGAAAGATTTGGCTGCTATTGATCTGATAGGACAAGCATTTCGACTTAATTGGGAATTAAGCCACCCAAAAACCGATTTTAGTGAGTGTGAATATTCTATTCAAAAAGTCAAAGAAATTAAGCAATGTTTTAACTCCGATCCTGATTTAGCAAGACAAAAGTATCCGAAATTGTTTTATTACTATGATGGCTTGTTAGGTATTAAGCATGCACAGTCGGTACATCCAGCAGGAATTGTTATTAGTCCAATTACTTTAGCTGACAATTACGGTGTGTTCGAGAAAGATGGCTACTGTACTCTTCAGATTGATATGGATGAAATTCATGATGTAGGGTTGACCAAGTATGATTTGCTTGTATTAAAGACAGTGCAAGTTATTAGCGAAACTTGCAAATTCGCTCATTTACCTTATCCAAAATCTCACGAGATTGATTGGGATGATCAAAATGTATGGGAAAGTATGTTAGAAACTACAGGTTCTATTTTTCAGTTTGAGTCTCCATTTGCTATAGATTGTTTAAAAAAATATAAGCCTAAAAGTATTTTGGATATGGCAATAGTCACGGCTGCTATTAGACCATCAGGTTCTTCTTACAGAGAGGAGCTATTTAAGCATATACCTCATAAAAATCCGTCAGAGGTTATAGATAAACTGCTTAATAAAAACAATGGATATTTAATATTTCAAGAGGACACAATTAAGTTTCTTCAAGAAATATGCGGACTGTCGGGCAGCGAAGCTGACAATGTGCGTAGAGCAATCGGACATAAAGATGAAAAGAGATTGGCTAAAGCATTGCCGTCAATACTTGAAGGTTATTGTCATAAATCAAATTCTCCAAGAAATGTTGCAGAACTGGAAGCTAAAGAGTTTCTTCAGATTATTCAAGACAGTGCCAGTTATCAATTTGGTATGAATCACGCCATTGGATACTGTATGATTAGTTATTTGTGTGCTTATTATTACTACTATTATCCGTATGAGTTTTGCACAGCATATTTAAACTGTGCAAAGAATGATGAACAAATACAGACGGGAGAAAAAGCTGCTAAAGCAAAAGATATTGAAATTACATTGCCTAAATTCGGAATTTCGTTAGGAAACTATTATTTTAACAAAGACCTTCATGCAATTGCAAAAGGTATTGGTTCAGTTAAGTTCTTATCTGAAGAGGTCGCCACAGAACTTTTTAAAGTTTACAACCAACAGCCGACCAGTTTTATAGATGTAATTCGTCTCTCTGACCAAGAGACTTCTGTGGGGCTATCTAAAATAGAAATTTTAATTAAAATAGGTTTCTTCGACCACTACGGAATTCAATCGAAACTATTATACATACTTGCAACTTATCAATTCTTTAGAGCGTCTACCGGCAAGGGATTTCGCAAGAATATTAAGAAGTCCGTATTACAAACAGAGCATTTTGAATTGTACGACATAGTAAAAAATAATAGTACAGACTTAAAGAAAGATAACACTATTAAAGAATCGTTCACTATTCAAAACATAGATAACATACTAAATGGCATCGAAACTATTGCAAATCAAATGAATTTCAAGGCTTGGAATTATAAACGCATTATTCAAACACAGGAAGAATATTTGGGGTATATTGATTTAACCACACACAAAGCTGAAGATAGGCAGAAACTGCTCGTAAAGAATGTCTACCCTCTTAAAAACAAACAAACTAACGAGGAATTTGCAAAAAGAATTTCGTATCGTTCGGTTGGTACTGGAAAAGAAGGAAGTTTAACATTAAAACACTATCTTTTTGCATCATTGCCATTGAAACAATATGATGTAATTTATGTGCCTTTAGACGGTATTTACAAAGATAAAAAGGGGTATTGGAATTTAACAAAATATAAATTGCTAAATTAAGAAAGGTGATTGAATGAGGCAAAAAATTGAACTTGTTACACTTAAGGATGTGTCTGATTTTACAGAGGCTGTAAGTCAGATTGACGAAGAAGTAACTCTTATCGGTAAAGACGAAAACGGCAAAGATTGGTCTATCAGTGGTAAATCATTCCTTGCAAGTCTTGTTCTTGCAAACGGTGTTGAAAGAGCAAAAACCAAAGCAGCACATAATGTTGATTGGAATACCATTACTTGTGTGTGCGACAAGGACATTTACTCAGTAATTAGTAAGTGGGCAGTAGGCTCAGTTATGGAGTAAACCATGAAAAACAAAATACATAGAACAGTAATGTTACACATTCAGCTTCAGCGAGATGATTTTGACGATTTTCTTCACATAGCAGATGAATTAATGGGTGGCATTATTGAAGTTGCACAAGGCAAGGAAGTGTTGTCGGGTAAAAGTCTACTTGGATTAATGCTTATAGACACAAATAAGCCACAAACACTTATTATCAGAGGGTTTTTCACTGATGATTATGTGGATAAATTTAGAAAATGGGAAATTAAGGAAGGGTGATTATATCCGATTTGGTAAGAAGATAGCAAGTTTATGGGTAATGTTAGGTATGATGTTTGGCTTTTCGGCTTGTGGAGAACCAAACATCTCTACCCCTGACACTGCAACACGAGATACAGCCACTAAAGATACGGCAGTTAAATCAACAACGCAACCTACAACCGTGTATGTCACAACAGAACCAACAACAGTAAAACCAACTGAGAAAACTAAAAAAGACAAGAAGAAGATTAAAACAACCTCTCCTCCTACAGAACCGCCAACAAAAAAAGTTGAAGTTCAAGCAGAAACAAAAACCATTACAAAATCAAATAATACATATAACACATCGTCAGATGAGGTAGATTTATTGGCAAGAGTAATTTATTGCGAAGCAGGTAATTGTAGCGAGTATTGTCAGTGGTTGGTAGGTTCAACGGCAATGAATTTAGCTGATAGCAACGGTGGATTGAGAGCAGTAGCTTTTGATTATAATACATTCAATGTGGCAGGTATTCTTTACACGAGAGATCCGAGTGAGTTGTCTTATTCGGTTGCTCAAAGGATATTGAGTGGTGATAGAGATTATAATGTCACAGCGTTCAGAATGAGTTATTATCATTCATTTGGAACACCGTATGCAGTGGTGGATAATGTTTATTTCAGCAGTTACTAAAAGGAGATAATGATGACTGTTAAATCAATTGTATTAGTTCTCGGAGCTTCAGGCTCTGGTAAGGATTACTTAGTAGACAAAGTTTGTAAGGAATATAATCGCAAAAAGGTTGTGTCTTATACGACACGACCAAGAAGAGATAATGAATCTCCAAACTCACATATTTTTGTGACAGATGAGGAGTTTGATAAACTGACCAATATCGTGACTTATACCGAATTTAACGGCTATAGATATTGTGCAACTCAACAGCAAATTGATGACGCTGATTTTTACATAATTGATCCGAGAGGATTTGAAGATTTCAAAAATAATTACAAAGGCGATAAACTAATTGATTCTGTACTAATAGATTGTCCTGCTGTTGAAAGATTCTTGAGAATGAAGAAAAGGTATAAAGACAGCAAAACAGGAACTGTAAAAGCTATGGAGCGTATTATTAACGACCGTAAAGAGTTTAAAGATATTGAAGAAAAAGTTGACTATGTAATCTCAAATCGCACCGAGGAAGATGTTAAAGACTGTATGTTGTTACTCAAAACAATGCCAGAAACTACAGAATGGGTAAACAAGTTTGTAGAAGGACAGGCAAAATATGCCAACGAGAAAATACGATGAAGTTAGTAGAGGTGAATTAAATGATTGATTGCAATATTACTACAAATTACCTTACCGAAAGGTATAGAATGACACAAAAAGGTAAACCTTGCGAAGTGTGCTATGGGACTGAATGCCCTCTATGTGCTAAAAATAACGGTGTAGGAATAGCATGCGTAGAGCTTGAGTCATCTTATCCCGAAAAAGCAATAGAAATAGTTCAGAAGTGGAGTGACGAACATCCGCCAAAAACCTATTTGAGTGAGTTTTTGAAACATTATCCGAATGTCCAGCTTTATGATACTGGAATACCCAAAGGCGTATGTCCATATCATTTAGGACTAATGAACAAAGATGATTGCAGAAAAGACCGTAACTGCATTGAATGTTGGAATCAGACTGTTGAGGACTGTGAAGAGTGCAGTTTGTAGTTCTGATGTGCTTGATGCAGTTGCAAACGGTGAAAAAAATTTTATTAATTGACAGATTAATGGAAAGTATTGACAGTGTAGACGAAATAAGCACAAGAGATTTAGCGATTGCAATAAAAGCTGAAAACAAAGATAACAGATATGAGTTTTACAAGGATGTGAAAGTAAATGAGAGTTTATCAGTGTGATAGTTGTAACAAAGTTATCGCAGATCCGTACACAGTTAAAATGAAGGAGTTTTATGTAGAGATTGATACTGAATACTTTACTCGGATTAAAACTCTTGTCAAAAGTAAGAGAAAAATTAAAATACAGCTATGCGATGATTGTTACAAAGGCTTAAACCTCATTGGTGAATTAGTACAAAAACGGATAAGGAGTAAAAAACAATGACACCTTACGAATATAGACAAAAACATAAAAGATGTATCACCTGTACATACTGGTTTCCAGATTCTATTGATAATGGATTGTGTGCGATATCACGACTATCAAAACGCCCCACACGGGGGAAATTTTGTAAAATGTACAATGCATGCAAATCTAATGCTCCATACATTCCAGCGTCAGCATTCCGTATGATCTCAGACTGTCGTGATTAATACTGCACAAGAAAGGTGGTGATGTATATGCTTGTAAACAGCAACGCTAATAAATAAAGTTAGGAGGAATTGAATGAAGAAATTTGAAAAAACAGTGTATGTCAGCCACAAATACGGTGGTGACAAAAACAATCTCAAAGAGGTTGAAGAAATCATTAAAACACAGCAAAAGAAACATCCGAATTATATGTTTATTTCGCCGATACATATGTTTGGCTTTCTGTACAACGATATGTCTTATGAAGATGGGCTTGAACTTTGTCTGTATCAGCTTGCCGAATGTGATGAAATATGGGTGACAGGCGAAAAATGGTACGATTCAACAGGTGTCATCAAGGAAATTGAGTACGCAAACGCACATAAAATTGATGTTTTATTCGTAAAAAATGCAGAAGATAATCCACACAAAGTTGAAGGTTACGATTATGTCAAAGGTTTGATTGATGGAATAAAGGCAAACAAAGTTGACAACGATGAAGCATCTATGACAACAGCACCAGTTATACATAAATATGACAATGTATGCGAGAACACTAAAAGTGCATACATAGATGAGGACAATATTATTCGTACATATATAGCTTATAATGTTGTTGATCCTCTTGTAAGGAATTTTATGAATATATGTGGTGTACAGATTCTTACCAAATGTCCTTTCTGCAAATCTATAAATAAAATCACACTTAAGGATAGAAGTCCAGTAAGCACACCTTGTAACAATTGTCATAACCTGCTTAACTTTAGTCATCTTACATATGGTGATATTCTCAGGAAGCATGGGTGATAGGTATGAAAGTAATTAAACGAGATGGTCGAGAAGTTGATTTTGATCGCAATAAGATTATTTCTGCAATTGGAAAAGCAAATAGTGAATCCCACGCACACCATGAAAAAATATTGCCTGATGATGAAATTAAAAATATTGCTACAAGAATTTATGATAAGCTCAGACGAAGTAAGAGAATTTATTCAGTTGAAGATATACAAGACTTAATTGAAGAATACATAGATAAATACGGCTGTTTTTCTTTGGCAAAAAGATACACACTTTACCGATATAAACAGAGCTTAATCCGCAAGAAAAACACTACTGATGATGCAATCCTTTCACTGATTGATTTAAGCAATGAGAACATCAAACAGGAAAACTCAAATAAAAATCCCACTATCATTCCTACTCAGCGTGACTATATGGCAGGTGAGGTCAGCAAAGATTTGACTGATAGAGTTTTACTTCCCCAAGATATTGTTGAGGCTGACAGAGAAGGAATTATTCATTTCCACGACAAGGATTATTTTGCACAACATACTTATAATTGTTGCTTATGTAATCTTGATGATATGCTCCAGAATGGAACGGTTATCAGTGGCACTATGATTGAGAAACCACATGGTTTCTCAACGGCTTGTACAATTGCAACACAGATTATAGCTCAGGTTGCCAGCAGTCAATATGGCGGACAGAGTATCAGTCTTACTTCTCTCGCACCGTTTGTGGATATTAGCCGACAGCATATTAAAGATGAGTTGAGAAGAGAATGGAGTCAGTGTGGATTTGAAACTGACGAAAATAAGATTGCCGAGATAGCCGAAGAAAGACTTCAGAAGGAAATCAACAAAGGTGTTCAGACAATCCAATATCAAGTAGAAACACTTTTAACAACTAACGGACAAGCTCCTTTCATTACAGTGTTTATGTATCTTAATGAAGCTAACAATGAGCAAGAGAAACACGACCTCGCTATGATTATTGAAGAAACACTTAATCAAAGGTATGAAGGTGTAAAAAACGAAAAGGGTGTATGGATTACACCTGCGTTTCCAAAGCTTATTTATGTACTTGAGGAGGATAACATAACAGAGGACAGCAAGTATTGGTATTTAACAAAATTAGCTGCAAAGTGTTCAGCTAAAAGGCTTGTTCCAGATTATATATCTGAAAAGGTGATGAAAAAGCTAAAAGAAGGAAATTGTTTCCCTTCGATGGGTTGTAGAAGCTTTTTATCGCCGTACAAAGAAAATGATGAATACAAATTTTATGGCAGATTCAATAAAGGTGTAGTTACAATCAATCTTGTTGATGTAGCCTTATCGTCAGGTAAAGATAAAGAGAAGTTTTGGAAGATTTTTGACGAGAGATTGGAGTTGTGTCATAAAGCCCTCTTGTGCAGATATGAGAGGTTGAAAGGAACAGTGTCGGATGTAGCTCCGATTATTTGGCAACACGGTGCATTAGCAAGACTTCAGAAAGGTGAAACCATTGATAAGTTGCTTGTTGGTGGTTATTCGTCAATATCACTTGGTTATGCAGGATTGTATGAGTGTGTAAAGTATATGACAGGCAAATCTCATACAGATCCGGAAGTAACACCGTTCGCACTTGATATTATGAGATATATGAACAAAAAGTGTGATGAATGGAATGAGCAACTTGATTTAGGCTTTTCGTTGTATGGTTCTCCAATCGAAAGTACAACTTACAAGTTTGCAAAATGTTTACAGCGAAGATTTGGTATTATCGAAGGTATTACAGATAAGAACTACATTACCAATAGTTATCATGTAAATGTCAGAGAGCCTATTGATGCCTTTGCAAAACTGAAACTTGAATCACAATTTCAGGCATTAAGTTTAGGTGGTGCAATTAGTTACATTGAAACTTCTAATTTGCAAAATAACACAGAAGCTGTCCTGTCTGTTATGCAATTCATCTACGACAATATCATGTATGCTGAGCTCAACACTAAAAGTGATTACTGTCAAGTGTGCGGATATGACGGAGAGATTGATGTAATAGAAAATGAAAACGGTAAACTTATTTGGAAGTGTCCAAACTGTGGTAACACAGATGAAAGTAAATTGAACATCTGTCGGAGAACTTGTGGGTTAAGTGTAAGCCCACTTTAAACCGAATAAACTGCGGGGAAGTCCCCATAACCTTAATGGCTACAACATAGCTGGAAACGGCAAGTGTGAATGCGGTATAGGATTAAATCTGTCAGTCCGATAGGATAGAAACCATAAAAACATTAAGCAAGGGATTACCGAGTGTGCAAGTCACTCTTACGCAACGAAACTCCTTAACAGGCAACGCTGATGGAGGACGCTCAACGACTATAATTTCGGGGAATTGTTTCTTATGCAAACAATGATATTGTATAGTCTACTCCCCTAATAAATATCGGGAAACCGAGGGTATAAAAGGATATAGGAACTAACTTCTGGAATCAAGGAAGAACACAAGAGATCAAAGAAAGATATGTGCATTTAGGTGGCAACGAGTGAATTACATCAAAATCACTAAACACGATATTGCCAATGGAGTTGGAGTCAGAGTTGTACTATGGGTAAGCGGTTGTACCGTTCATTGTTACAACTGTCAAAATCCTTCAACTTGGGATTTTACAGCCGGACAACCATTTACTAATGACACTATGACTGAATTACTTGAAGCGTTAAGTCCTGATTATATATCGGGGCTAACGCTCTCAGGTGGGCATCCATTGGAGCAAGCAAATCAACAACAAATATCTAATATTGTCCAAACGGTCAAAATCAAATTGCCAAGCAAAACAATATGGCTATATACAGGTTATACATACGAACAGATATTGAAATCTAAGTTGATTGTAAACGAAATCTTGCCTTATATAGATATTCTTGTTGATGGAAAATATGATTGCACCAAGCGAGACATCACACTTGCTTGGTGTGGCTCATCAAACCAAAGGGTAATCAAAGTTCAAGAAAGTTTGAAATCAGAACAAGTAGTAACACTATAAGGAGATGGTAAATATAGATTATTTGAAAAATCCTTTTAATTATATTGGTGGTAAGTATAAATTGCTGCCTCAGATTCTACCTCTCTTTCCGAAGAAAATTGATAAATTTGTAGATTTGTTCGGAGGGGGTGGAGAAGTTTCACTAAATGTGAATGCAAAGCAAGTTGTGTATAACGATAAATGTAAACCACTCGTTAATATCTTCAGAAATCTTGATAGCAAATTCGTAGACGAAGTTAAAGAAATGATTGATACATACAAATTGAACAAGTTTAGTAAGCAAGAATTTCTTAATTTAAGAAGTTACTATAATACAAATCTGAAAGATAAGCTTGATAGAGAAAATGCAGTAGTTTTATATTGCCTAATTACTCACGCATTCAACTATCAAATAGCCTTTAATAAGAATAAAGAGTTTAATATGCCGTCTGGTGCAAGCAGGTCTTACTTCTCTAAGTCGTTAGAGGATAAACTTGTAAAATACATAGAAGCTATCGACAAGAAAAATATTAGTTTTTACAGTAGCGATTTCCATAATTTGAATTTAGATTCGCCAGAATTTAATGACACTTTCTATTATTGTGATCCGCCTTATCTTATTACTGTTGGTGGATATGAACGAGATTATTTTTGTAAATGGTCAGAAGATTATGAAAGAGAGCTTCTCAATTTACTTGACATTATTAACTCAAAAGGTGGCAAATTTGCTTTGTCGAATGTTACAGAACACAAAGGTAAAGAAAACACAATTCTTAAAGAGTGGAGTAAGAACTACAACACACATTATCTAATCAAAGATTACAATAATTGTAACTATCAAACTAAGGTAAAAACAGGCAACAGCTCAATAGAAGTTTTAATCACAAATTATTAAAGGAGATGACGAAAAATCAAAACAGCTAAAGAGTTAGAAGATACAATCAACTTTTTCACACAAACAACAGAAGATTATCAAAACAATACTGAAAACGAATCATTACACGACTACGAAACACAAGATATTTTACATAAACTTGAACTTGAAGATGTGTCGTATCACGACACTGCCAAACTTGGAAAAGCCCTAATGAAAGTTAGAGAGAACCGCAGAAAAGCAAAAGATAGTGTAGAACTTAATGCTCCATTAGCAGAATGGATTCAGTCACATTCTGATGTGTTGAAATCATTGCAAAAAATTCTTGGAGAAACCAGAAAAATTGAGGACAAACAGCGTAGAAGAATGTATGTCCCAAGAACGAAGATTGTTGAGGAGGTAATTCATTGATAAATACAGGGTGGGCATTTAAGCCTAATGAGAATGAACTTCATGAAGAAAATCTTGCAATATACAAGAAACTTGCACCGAAAGCAAAATTGATTTGGCTGAACTTTTACACAAAGAAGTACGATGTTACACAAGATGATTTGCAGAATTATATGTGTTACACGCAGAAGGAATATGGTTACGGTAACATTACATACAAGGTATTAAGTAATCCGTTCAATTTCACAGAAGATGAACAGGCTCTGATTTGCGATGGTGGCAATCTTTGTTTTGGTTATCGTAAATTGGGTAACTTAATTACGATTTATACAGATTAAGGAGATACTAATGAAGTATATGGGTAGTAAGTCTCGTATTGCTAAATATATTGTCCCAATATTACAGGAATGTATTGACAGTAATAATGTGACTACATATATAGAGCCCTTTGTTGGAGGGGCTAATATAATTAATAAGATTCGTTGTCAAGAGCGTATAGGCTCTGACATAAACCCGTATCTGATAGCATTGCTCAAAAGAGTACAAGAAGGAAAACCTTTACTTGATGAAGTGTCGAGAGATACATACAACCTTGTGAGAGAAGCTTGGAAAAACGGGACAGATAAAGACAAATACGAACAGTGGTATGTTGGAGATGTAGGTTTTCTTGCTTCGTATAATGGCAGATGGTTTGATGGCGGGTATGCAAAGCCTACCAGTATAAAAACACCTAACGGTAACAAAATCCGTGACTATTATCAAGAAAGCAAGCGCAATCTTGAAAAACAAGCAGGCGATTTATCGACAGTATCATTGGATTGCATATCTTATGAGTGTTATCTTAAAACAGACTATTCAGGTGTATGCTTTTATCTTGATCCGCCATACTTTCATACGAAAGAATTTGGAATTGCAACAAACTTTAATCATGTTGATTTTTGGGATTTTGCAAGAAGATTGTCAAAAAATAATTATGTATACATAAGTGAACAATATGCTCCAAATGACTTTGAAACAGTATGGTCAAAGCCTGTATTACGAAGTATTAACGCTCAAAATAAAGAACATAAAACCGAATGTTTGTTTAAATGGAAAGGAGAATGATAAATAATCCGTTTTGTGAGTAAAAAACAGATTGACGCCATCATTAAAGAGTGTCAAAAGTTAGATGAGCTAATGGTACTTGTCGTAATGCAAGAAGATGGAAGTGGTTTTACTGTTGTGTGTGATCATATTGTATCACATTGTGATGATTTGATTTACACACACATAACAAAAGGATATGCTTCGTTTGTATTTAGCAATCATAGTAAGATTGAGGTGGTTACAGACAAATACAAAGGTAAAGGTAAGAAATACAATAGTATGATTATAGACAAAAACATTGACTCGGAGCTTATTAAAACCTTCTGTGCTCCGTCCAACCTATCTTACAAAGAAAAAATGGAATTAAGAAGGAGAATGATAAATGTATATTGTACAAGTAAGACACATACAGGATAAAAACGCAAAAAGATATACATACAAAGTCCCAGATAATGAATCTCTTAATAAAGGAGATATGGTTCTAACACGAAATGTTAATGGTAAAGAGAGTGTTGCGATTTGTGTTACAGATAGCGAAAACCTTTCGACTAATGCCATTGATATGATTATGTGTGGTGCTGAAGTGCTGAGTGAAGTTGTTGGAATATATAAATTTTGTAAGTTTAAAACTGAATCCGAAATAGATTTGAAAAATACCGCAAGTGAATACACACAAGCAATAGCAAAATATCATACAGCAACAAATCCAGAGGTGTAAAAATGACAAATAAAACACGAGTTTTAAAAGGTAAAAATTATGAACTTGTAAACTTTTGCGAGTTTGATAAATACGCAACAAAAAGTTATTGTGCAGTTCATGGTGTGGACGAAAGTTTAAATTTAGGAGATATAACAAAGGTTGATGAAAATAATTTAAAACCATTTACTATGATATGCGGAGGAAGTCCTTGCCAAGATTTTTCAACATCGGGCAAACAGGCAGGCAGCATGTGGAAATGCAAAGATTGTCAGCACGAATACAATCCGCTTACAGTGCATTTTTCCACAAGAGATAAATGTCCAAATTGTGGTAGTTGTAATCTCGATAAGACAAGGAGTTCCTTGCTTGTCGAATGGTTGAGAATTATTAAGGCGAATAAACCTAAATGGGGTATTTATGAAAATGTAAAAAACATTGTAGGTAAAAAATTCAAAGAGACCTTCGATATGTTTATTAACGAACTTCACGAATACGGCTACAATACATATTGGCAAGTTTTAAATGCCAAAAATTACGGAATACCACAAAATAGAGAGCGTGTGTACTTAATTATTATAAAAAAAGAGTTAGACAATGGTCAGTTTAAATTCCCTAAACCATTTGATAATGGCAAACGCATCAAGGATGTTCTTGAAGATGAGGTTGATGATAAATATTATATCAATACTCCAAAAGCCCAAGAGTTGATTGATAATTTAATCAGTAGCGGAAAGTTAGATAAGGATATTTCCAACACTATAAGGACTGGAGGGAGAGGAAGCATAGACCGACATCAATGGGATATGGTTCAGGTATAAAAACCGGACTATTCTCAAAGCAATGTAGTCAATTTGACAAAGAAATTGATGTCGCTAATACTTTACTCGCAAGAGATTATAAAGGATTTGGAAATCAAGCTATGAACGGAGTGATTGAATGCAAGGAATCAAGGAAAACAAAGTTGAAGTTCTCGGAAGGCTTATTCCCAGTTCAGGAAAGATACATCAAAATCAAGAGGTATATAACACCTTGGGGGGGAGGTCAATATGTACTCTAAAAGCAGTACATTATAAAGATCCACCTAAAATTTTAATTGGGTATGAAACGGAGAAAAAGGATGAATAAGATTATTCAACTTGGTAATTTAAGAAAAGACACTAAAAACTTCACAAACCCACAAACAGGTAGAGTATATTCGGCAGAAGGCATTGCACCTACATTAAATACCTGTCAGGGGGTAATAGACAACCGTTTATTATTGAAAGGAAGATAAATGAAAAAGATTCCGTGTGAATATAGAACAGATGAAGGTTATCGTCTGTTTAAAGATGATGCGTGTGGAACAATACGAACAATTGAATGTGGGGGGGTAAAAGAGTTATCGAAATTTATGATAAGTCGGATAATATTTTAATCAAACAAGCAACAAAGAGAGGATATATTGAATGTGAAAATGGGGGGGGTAGCTGATTTAAGTTACCCAAGTAGCAAAACACGCAGAGGAAGAGTTCAAGAGTGTGGCACTATTTGCCCCACTATTACAGCAACAGAAACAGGAGTGAGAAAAATAGATAAAATAACCAATAATGATATTAGTGTGCTTGGTAATTATATGCCGAGCAATCACGAAGCAAGTAGAATTGTTGACACAAAAGGCGTTTCACCAACCGTTAAAGAAAACCACGGCACTGACAGTGCCGTGGTAGACAAAACTCAGTATCGCATCAGAAAATTAACACCAAAAGAATGTTGGAGGCTTATGGGTTTTTCAGATGACGCTTTTGAAAAAGCAAAAAATGCAGGCGTTAGCAATACTCAACTTTATAAGCAGGCAGGAAACAGTATTGTTACACATGTTCTTTATCACATTTATGTGGAATTATATAAAGCAATGCCGTATTTGTTTGATGACCTAAAAGTAGGTAGTTATTTTTCTGGCATTGGAGCTTTTGAAACAGCATTAGATATGTTATATGAAAACGAAAATGCCAATAATTTTTACATACCAGAAATAAATTTTCAGGCTTCTCAGACTTAAATACTCCGTCTGTTTCTGAGAATGTTACAAAATTAGTTGGAGGTGTAGGTGAAATAAACTTCGGTAAACAATATAGGCAAGGAAACAGAGTTTATTCCGGTAATCATATTGCGATGGCTTTAACTGCATCTCCATTAGGCAACACAGGAGGATATAGTTATTTGTATTTGATAAAGGAGTGATTTAATGCTTTCAAAGCCACAATTCGGTTGGACAGATATTATAATTGGCGATTGGACAGGCAAATTGAGTTATATAGACGATGTGCCTGTAGTTCTACTGAATGCCTTTTACAATGTTTTTAGCAATCAAAAACCCGAAGTTGTATGTTTCGATGCCGAGGGTATAAATTATTGGATTGTGTTTGATTTGTTAGACACGATTATTATAACGGAAGATGAAAATTGTCAATACAGTGTAAGTCATCAAGATATCAATATTAAAGAATTGTCTCTGGAACTTTGTAACGATATCCATACTAATTTAGATGAATGGGCACATTGGACAGCAGAATATGATTATAACGGTTCTGTCGATTCTGATCATTTGAATCAGTGTAAGAAGAGATTATGTTACGATGTTTTTAACCTATTAGACATCTTGAATAACAAAGATGATGTAACTGAGATTATTTGTTGAAGAAGGTGAAAATACGACAATGAAAATCATCAAACAAGGCAAACCTGAGTTGCAAATCAAACCATCAAAACAAAATACAATATCCTGTTCAGAATGTGGATGTATATTTCAATATGATTATTATGACACACATTATGCCACAAGCATAAGTCACGACGGTTGGGAGGACTGGGAGGAATGGATTTATTGTCCTTGGTGTAACACAGAAATTTATGGAATTTTTAATTTTGAGGAGAATTAGATGTGCAACATGTGCAAAAATTTGCCTTGCAAACCCACTTGTCCTCATGCTCTCGATCCACCAGTTATGGCAGTTTGTCATCAGTGTGGCAACAAATTAAGATATGACTATACATATTTTCGAGATAAATACGACAATATCTTCTGTTCTCGTGAGTGTGCTGAGGCGTATTACGACATTCAAGAATATGATTGGACAGAGAGTGATATAAAACACAATGTAATAAAGGAGTGTAACTATGGAAATTATTAGACAAGGCAAACCTGAATTGCAAGTAGTTGAAACAATGTACACAAAAGAATGTTTGAGATGTCATTGTCAATTTCGTTTTAATATCAATGAAACACATTATGGAGACCTTATATATGATAACTGCATGTATGTTCGGTGCCCGTGGTGTGGACATGAAATTAAAGAATATTTTTAAAAGAAAGATTTTAATATGTTGCAAATGCAACGGAATGGTGGAAAATTGAATGAGTGATTTAGAAACAACAATTAATTTTCTTCAAGAAGATAAAACAATGACTGTATTTACTTCTCAAAGAAAATGGCTAAATAAACTTCTTAAATATGCAAACGAGAAAGACAGCAATGTAATTATTACACATAAAAATACAGATGGCTCTGCAATGTTTGAAATTCCTGTTAGTTGGTTAAAGATTTCACCGCCACGAAAACATAAAATGTCAGATAAAAGAAAAAAAGAGTTAGCAGAACAGCTTGCTAAAGCAAGAGAGACAAGAAATAATAAAATCAACGGAAAGGCGAACCATAATGACACACAAGAGACTTAGAAAGTTTTTACAAGCAAAAGGCATACAAAGAAACAATGTAGAAGATGTTATTCGCAAATACCGAGAAGATTATTTTTATACAGCAAATGAAGATGTTTACAATCGCTATTGTGTGCGTGAACTGTTTAGTGTGGTAGTTAAATTTGCACACAGGAGTGAATAAAATGATTCAAATTATTAGAGAAGGCAATTTGAAAACACCTGTATTTAGATTTGTTTGCTCTAATTGCGGGTGTGTATTTGAAGCCGACAGAGAAAGCTATAAACAATGCTTTACATCATACAAGACATTTATTCTTTCGGCAAATTGTCCTTGTTGTAAAAATAATGTGAGCTATGAAAAATCATTGTAACAGATAGGAGACATATATGATTTATTACTTGACAGATAGAACTCTTGAAAGAGCAATTGAGCGTTGCAGTAACGACAATTACAACTACCTTATTGTACTTAAGGATAACAAAGATTTTGACGAAACTTCTGTTTCAATTCTCGAACAGGCGATGATGAACGATACATACTGGAATACTTCGTCATATTTAACCTATGACCATATTTCTTTTAAAACAGGCACAATCACCATCTATAAAGATTCGTTAATTACAAACGATTTTAGGGGCGTGTATGACGAAATACTCGTTGACGAATTGGTAGAAGATAGTACATGGGAAATTCTTGCCAAGCATACAAACAGACACGGTTCATATAAAGAGAAATATAAGTCAAAGGAGGAGCTTAGTTTTGCATAAGAACATTGATTATGAGTCCTTGTTTAGTTTTGTACAGGACAACCCTAACGCCGGCATATCACTGACAATATCAGAGAATGAATTTGACCAAGCAATTAAGACTATTATATCGGTATTGATTGCCAACGAAATATCACCAACACAATTAGTTAGCTACTTAGAATATAGAGCTCATTATATTTACATTGAGTTTGCTAACGAAGCAACGCTTGAAATAAAGACAATTGAGGGGTAATAAAATGAAAAGAAAGCCTATCCCTAAACCAGTAAGACTTAAAGTATATGAGAAATACAACGGACATTGTGCTTATTGTGGTTGTCAACTTGCATTAAAGGATATGCAGGTTGACCATATTGAAAGTGTATATTGGCATAACGGTGCAAATGATATTGAAAATTATAATCCTGCTTGCAGAATGTGTAATTTCTACAAATCAACAATGCCTATTGAAGATTTCAGAAAGCAGTTAGGAAAATTAATATCAAGACTTGAAAAGACTTTTATTTATCGTTTGGCTAAGAAATATGGTTTAATTCAAGAAGTTGAAAAGCCTATAAAATTTTATTTTGAAAAGGAGGACAGCCAATGAATGACTATAAAACCAGACTTTTATCCGAGTACAAAGAACTCGTAGATAGGATTAGTAAGCTGAGGGTGTTTCTTAATAAATGGGACAACGGACAACTTTCGTTTGTCCCAAAGCCCTCAAGGGCAATCTATTCAAGACAACTCGAAGCAATGTGTACTTACAAGATGTGTTTTGAAAGTAGAATGCTGACGGACAGAATATCCTTTAAGGAGGTTGAAAATGTTTAAATTTAAACCATACATAACGGTTATTGGGGAAAACGGCTTAACGGTAGATTTTGAGTTGTCGCAACTCAGCACCTTTATGGTAAACAACATTGACATTGATAATGGGTTAGTTTGGTGCAATGAAGTTTATATTGAAACTAAGGCGATTGATTTATCAGTTCTCGAACGCAGAAGTTCTCGTTTTAAGTTATTTGCTAACACTGTTACACAGATTATTCTTCATCCTTATAGAGCAAAAAGCAAATCTCTAATCTTGCATTTAGACACCGATGCCAAAGTTATACATAATAAAAACACGAACACGATTATTATTTCAAACTTATCAGATACAGAGAGGATGGTGTAATGAGTAAAATAAAACAATCAACAGAGATAGCAACTAACAGATATAAAGCAAAGCCAATTTTTGCCGAAGAAAAAAAGTTTATCGAATCACGATTACCTCAAATTGCACCTCTTCCAGATGCGTGTTGGATATATGGTGGCAATACAAAAACTGTTTGGGTGGATTTATATTCTTCACAATATTTACTGAAATTTAAAGTTGAAAATGGAGGAGAATTTTCTGTATTAAAAGATAACAGGTCTTTATTTAAAAACTACACCCCTGTATCATTGAAAGATACATTAGAGCGTGAAAAAGAACGAGTAAATAATTTATATAATAAATGCGTAGACAGACTATCTGATTATGTAAAAAACAATCCCCAAAAGACATATAAGATAAATCATTCAGGTGGTAAAGATAGTGAACTCACAATGGCTATTTGGAATGATATGTTAGATATTATTGGTTTTACACCTGATTATGAATTTGTATTTCTTAATTCTTCAAATGAAACGGCAGATGTATATAAAAGGATTAAACAAATTCCCAATATTAGAATTATAAATCCTAAAATGGGATGGAGACAATGGATAATACAAAATAAGAATTACATACTGCCTTCAGTATTCAGACGCTCCTGTTGTTCCGTGTACAAAGAAGGACAGGTACAAAAGATATTTGACAAAGAAGCAGAAATTGCACAGGTATTAGGTGTTAGAAAGTTTGAAAGCACTAAACGAGCAAAATATGAATTTTTTATGGATTATAATTTTAATAAATCTTTATTTGGATCTTCGTGTTTTCCAAAAAAATGGATTAAATTAGCTCCGATTATAGATTTACAAAATGTAGATGTGTGGCTTCTGCTAATGATAAAAAATTTACCAATTAACCAGAGATACTTAAATGGTTCAAATAGAGTTGGATGTGTAATTTGTCCTTATTCTTCAAACTATGAAGATGAATTAATAAAAATACATCAGCCACATCAATATGAATGGTTTGTTAAGGCTGTACAACAACAGTATGATATAACCACAGCTAAAAGATTAGGGTATACCAAACAAGAGTGGATAGATGGAGCTTGGAAAAGACCTGTATGCAAAAATAATGATTTTCTAAAAAGGCAGCCAACCAAAGAAAATGTGAGATGGTATGCCGAACTTAAAGGACTCTCAGAAAATATGGCTAAAAAATATTTTAATAGAGTTTGTGGAAATTGTGGTTGTGCAATGAAGGAAAACGAAATTGCCATGTTTTATAAGTTATGTGGTCGATTTGAAAATAAACCAGATAATAGAGAAGTTTTATGTGCTAAATGTTTATGCAAACAACTTGGTATAACTATCGAAGAGTACAGGCAAAAAAATGTTGAATTTATAGAACAAGGATGTAATTTGTTTTGATAAAAAATACATAGAAAGGAAAACTAAATGGGTAAAATCACAATCTTGCCAGAAACAACCATTGATCCAATTTCGTTAATGGGCAGACGAGCAGGTATATGTTGGGGAAAAGATATTACAGACAGCGAAAAAAACTACAAACGAGGTCTTGATTGTATTAAATCTAATCACGGTAGAGTGTTTGAATTTGTAAACATTGAAGCAATTATTGAAGGTTACTCAGCAAGAGTAATTAGGGAATGGTATACACATATTGGTGGCAGTCCTACACGACTTCAAAGTAGCACAAGATATGTCAACTACGATAACTTTGAATACATAGTTCCCAAAACAGTACAGACTGAAGAACAGAAAACTTGGTACAACAACGCTATTGACATTATCAGTCAAACACTTAAAAATCTTGAAGAAAGTGGTGTCAAGAGAGAGGATGCTGCAATGTTACTTCCGTTGGGTATGACTACTAAAATTGTAGATAAGCGAAATGTTAGAAGTGTTATCAGTATGGCAGAACAGAGAATGTGTTCGAGAGCGTATTGGGAGTATAGAGAACTCTTTAACGAATACATAAAGCAGTTAAAACTCTATTCGGAAGAATGGGCAACATTAATTCCAATGGTGATGAAACCAAAATGCGATGTGCTTGGATATTGCCCTGAGAAATTTAGCTGTGGAAGAAAACCGAGAAAGGATTGATTATTATACAGCAGAAGCATTATTTAGATATTGAGAGACTTAAACCTAATTATTTAGATGCGTTTTCGGAAGGTGATGAAATTGTAATTCAAGAGAAAATTGATGGAGCGAACTTTTCAATTCGTTACGATGCCGAAAGTGATAACATTAAAGCATTTAGCCGCAGAAAGGAATTGAACGAAACCAACACTCTAAGAGGGGCTTGGAATTGGTCTCAAACACTTGATAAAGAATTAATTAAAACGGTATTGGGGAGTAATCTTATATTGTTTATGGAGTGGCTTGTACCCCATACTGTAAAATATCCTGACAACAAATACCATAAAGCATATTGTTATGATGTATATGATACCAACACACAACAGTATTTAAAGCAAACAGAAACAGAAAAAATTGTAAAAGAACTTAATCTCACATTTGTTCCTGTCTTTTACAGAGGTAGGTTTACGAGTTGGGACGATGTGAAATCTTATATCGGTAAAACACAAATGGGTGGAGAATATGGTGAAGGCATAGTTATAAAAAATCAAACAACTTTAAATAATCCAAACACAAGACTACCATTTTATGTAAAACTTGTATGTGAACAGTTTTGCGAAACAAAAGGACACAAACAAAGTCATATGGTTGACACAGACGCATTAGCCAAAAAAGCGGAGAATCAGCGTTTAGTAAGCACGGTTGTTACTAAAGCAAGAGTTCGTAAACTTATACATAAAATGGTTGATAATGGAGTTATACCTGAAAATTGGAGCAATACAGAAATGGGAATAATTGCTAAAAATATTGGAAAAGACATTTATTATGATTGTCTTAAAGAGGAAAAAGATGTTGTTGAAATGGTTGGTCACGACTTTGGTAAATACGCTCACAGTTCCGCAATGAGATTAGCAAGAGAAATTCTGTTAGAAAGGGAACTCGACATTTAATAGCAATCAATGAAACGATGGAAATTAAAACTAAAAGATAAAGAGTATGAACCAATCGTGTATGCCAAAACCGAAACGGATGCAATAACTTGTTTTAAAGATGAAGTCGTTGAAAGTGTAACACTTTATGAGAATAGGGACTACTTATCGTATATTAACAAAATGCTGAAAAATGCAATGTTAGAAGGCATCCAACATCGAAACAATAATTGTGATCGTGAGTGGTACAAAACAGATACAGCATATGGGGTTTTGAGATTCCGTTTGATTAAAGACTGTAATGATGACAGTTATTTTGATTATACCGACTATCAGTTCGTTTCTAATGATTGTAAAGTGTTACCTTGTACATATGAAATGTCAACACCACAGAAAGTTTGTGAAAAATACTTTTCCGGCTCGCCTTATTGCGAAATTTATTCATATAGGTTATACGGAGAACCAAAACTTGTTAAGCCAGTAGAACTAAAAGGTATTAAATCGAGTTTTATTGTTGACTTTATACCGAATAAATGCAAGTGTCATTGTTTTGTAAAGGATAATGACTTATGGATAAAACATAGGGATTTCTTTTCTAAATCGCATAGACCTGCCCCTAAAGACATAGGTACACCGCTTACATATAGATTACAGAAATATTTTAATTGCGATAAAAATTACTTAGATAAATTTATGTATCCTGATAGTTGGGGAAGCATTGTGTTAAGAAATGAAGCTTGGATTGTGTTTCACAATATCAAGAATTTTGTGTTGGTCGATAAAATACCATCAGTTGTTTTTGTTGAAGATATGTTTTTGAACACTGACTTGATGAAGAAGTCAAATATATACAATTTATCAAACGAATGGGATAGATTTTTTGAAAACACATTAAAAACTTATGTTAAATATTTAAAAGGAGGAATTATTTGAAAGACTGGACAGGAAATAGTAAAAGCATTTATACAACATTAGGTGCTTCTAACCATACAGACAAAGTAAGGGAAACAAATGATTATTATGCCACAGAGCCCAAAGCTGCTGAACTTCTACTTGAAGTAGAAGATTTCGCTCCTGACATTTGGGAATGTGCTTGTGGAGAATGCCATTTGTCTAAAGTATTTGAGGCTCACGGTTATAATGTTAAGTCAACAGATTTAATTTATCGTGACGGAGGAATGTCTGAAACATTCGATTTTTTAGCAGAGTCAAAACCTAATTCGTGGAACGGCAGTATTATTACAAACCCACCTTATAAATATGCTTATGAGTTTGTTGAGAAAGCGTTAGATACAGTTACAGAAGGTAACAAAGTGGCAATGTTTCTTAAACTGCAATTTCTTGAGGGTAAAAAACGAAGAAAATTATTTGACACTAATCCGCCACAAACAATTTATGTATCAAGCTCAAGACTTTTGTGTGCCAAAAATGGAGAATTTGATAAAATGCGAGCAGGTGGTGGTAGTGCTGTAGCTTATGCTTGGTATGTGTGGCAAAAGGGATATAAAGGGAACACAATTGTTAAGTGGATTAACTAAAAGGAGAATGATATGCGAATTATTGTTAATATGATAATAATTATAGTGCTACTGGTATGTGTAGCACTTAACATAGGTGCTACTGTTTACGAACATAAGACTACATATCCAAACAAAAAAGCATTACAAAATATTTATTGGTACACATACCTTATTGTACTTGTAGATTTTGGTATTATGTGGGGTATGCAGATAGGAAGTCATTTTTAAGGAGGTATATATGAAATACATTAAGAAAGCAATGCCGATTTGAAGCCTTTCAGTATAAAGGAGACTTCACTATTCCTATATGGGCAATTAAAGCGTATAAAGACGGTTTGCTTTATTTTAAAGATGATGGAAGTTTATATATTCATACACTTAAAGGTGAAATGAAGTGTGACTTAAATAGCTACATAGTTCAGGATGTCAGAGGCGAGATTTATCCTTGTAGACAGGATATCTTTGAGGAAACATATATGGCGGTGGAAGAATGAAAGTTTTATCAAAAAGTGAGTTGGAATCGTTAATAGCACAATTTCCAGACGGAGGTATTGTTTTTGCAGGATATACACCAGATGTGCTAACTTCAGAACTTATGGTGACTGACGGCGATTTTGGTGCAAAATGTATAATTCCTCAAGATGGAGAGGTGTTTGATTTCGATTGGAATATTGGGGAATACAGAGATACAGATTTATTTGCAGTATTTGACAATAATGATATTTTACAAATGATTCAAACATTAACAAGTGGATTAAAAATATCATGCAAACCATGGTGGGAAGAATAAAATTTAGGATTTAAAAGGAAAGAGGTGAAATATATGTTTTACATTACTGGTGATTTGCATGGTGAATATGACATACACAAACTGAGTTCTAAACGATTTCCAATGGGTAACAATCTAACACGAGATGATTACCTAATTATTTGTGGTGACTTTGGCTTAGTGTGGAATAATGGAAATTCTGAAATGTATTGGCGAGATTGGCTTAATAACAAACCGTGGACAACCTTGTTTGTAGATGGAAACCACGAAAACTTTCCCTTGCTGAATCGTTACCCTATAACTAAAAAGTGGAGTGGAAAGGTACATCAGATTGAAGATAATATTTATCATCTAATGCGTGGACAAGTGTTTGAAATTGATGGCAAAACATTTTTTACAATGGGCGGTGCATCGAGCCACGATATACAGTATCGCACAAAGAATGTTGATTGGTGGGAAGAAGAACTACCCAATGAAGCTGAAATGCAGGAAGGACTGGCAAATCTTGATAAGTATAACTGGAAGGTAGATTGTGTAATTACGCACTGTGCTCCAACCGAATTTATCGCCAGTTGTATCAATATGGGGTACAGTCCGGACACTTTAACCGAATACCTACAGCACATTGATGACAAGTTGGATTATGAACATTGGTATATGGGACATTACCACCTTGATGTTATATTTGGTTCGGATTCAGAAAAGCAAAAGCATATTTTGTATAACTATGTGGATGTGATTGATTAACACGGAAAGGATGACGAATATATGGAAATGGTAATTTGCCTTATGTCACTTTATTTATTGAACGCAAATGGAATTATAGTACCTGATGGATGCTTTATTATTGCATGGAGTTTTTCTATTGTGACTGCGGTAGCAACTTTACTTTCAGCAATTGGTCAAGTAATGAGCGATAAAAAATAATTAAGGAGAACAAATATGGAAATTAAAATTAAATATTTTACAGACATCGAAAAGATTAAACAAATTCCAAACGGAGATTGGGTTGATTTGAGATCAGCCAAAGATATCACACTTAATAAAGGCGAATTTGCCATTATTCCACTCGGAGTAGGAATGAAGTTGCCGTTTGGCTATGAAGCTCACATTGTACCAAGAAGTAGCACTTACAAGAATTATGGCATTATTCAGACAAATCACATGGGAGTGATTGACAACTCTTATTCGGGTGATAACGACCAATGGGGTATGCCCGTAATTGCAATGAGAGATACAACCATACATAAAAACGATAGAATTTGTCAGTTTCGCATCACACAGAAACAGCCTGATTTTGAGTTTACAGAAGTAGAATGTCTTGACACAAAAAGTCGTGGCGGCTTTGGCTCAACAGGCAAGCAGTAAGGAGGAATAACTGTGATTACATATAATGATTTTGAAAGATACCTTGCCAAAATTCAAAGAATCCATGAACTTGAAGATAAGATTTTGAATCTTGGTGATGAGTATAGTGATTTGGTTTTAGAATATGTATCGCCATTTGCATATCATGGTGTAACTATGGAGGATGAGTTGATTGACTGTCTCGAAAAAGGTTTAAACCTTAAGCCTGATGAATACGGTGAGACTTGGATATCGTATTGGGTTTGGGAGACAGATTGTGGTCAAAGAAATACAATTGTAAAAATTGACAATAAAGAAGTAAGCATTGCAGAAATTGCTAACTTATGGAAAGTTATCGAATGGGAAAGGTCGGGAGAATTGAATGAGTAAACAAACGATTGTAGTTAATCTTTATGGTCAGCCTTCCTGTGGTAAATCCACAGGGGCTGCTTATATATTTAGTCAGTTGAAAATGAGGGGTATTGACACGGAACTTGTCACTGAAACGGCTAAAGATATAGTATGGGAGCATAACGATACCGCCTTAACTAACCAATTATATATACTTGGTTTACACTCACAAAGATTTTGGAGACTGAGAAATCAGGTTAGGGTAATTGTAACTGATTCACCAATCCTGTTGACCGAAATTTATAACTCATTTGAAAAGTGTGGTTTTTACCCCTCAAAATCCATTGAAAAGTGTGTAAACGATACAGCTGAAGCATTCAGCTCTCTCTTTGAAAACTTAAATTTTTTTGTTAAGCGTGTTAAAAAATATAATCCAAATGGCAGATTACAAACCGAAATTGAAGCAAATAATATAGGTACACGAATTGAATCAATGCTTATTGAAAAGAATACCCCATATGAAATTATCAAAGGCAACCAAAAAGGGTACGATAAAGCCGTACAACTAATTGTGGATTACATTGACCGAGAGGATAAAATGGATGCTATTAAAGAGGATAGAGAAAGGAACGGATTGAATGTTGTTTGAGGTTTATAAAGACGGACAAGGCAAATTTATGTGTAGCGATACAAGCTGTTTACCAACGGAAAATCAGCTTAAAAGCATGAACAAAGACGGGTATGAATTTAAGTTGAACGGTAAGAAAGCAACGCTAAAAAGCGTATTGAAATTGATTGAAAAGTAAATATAGATAATAACAATTTAATATTAGTTAGGTGGGTGTTCATATGAAACCAATGCTTACTCCAAAGGATATTATGGAAATTTTTGGTGTCAGTAAAAACACTGCATACAAAATGGTTAGACAAAAAGGCTTTCCTTCGATTAAGGTGGGGAATAGGTATGTTGTTAGAGAAAGTTCCCTTGAGAAATGGATTGAAACGAACGAAGGTCGAGAATTTGTTTTACTTGAAAGAAAAATTTGAAATTACAAAAAATTTTACCATAATTTTTTTCAAAAACTCTTGACTTTATTCACTCCATCCGTTATAATAGTCACTGTTGAGTTGAGAACAGACAACATTTTTAAAGTCACAACTGTTGTCAAACTGTTGTCAAATTCAAATTTTGAATTCAAAAAATGTAGTGTTTAAGCCAAAAGTAGGCACTCCGACTAACTGCCTTCTAAGCAGTAGGTCAGGGGTTCGAGTCCCTTTTGGTGCGCCAACCTAACAAATTAGAAAACCCTTGAAAAGTGGCTTAAATAGTGGCTTTTTTGAGGGTTTTCTTGTTTTTGTCATTATACATAGCCTCGTTCAAAGCGTGGCAAAACCTACTTGTTTTACCAAGTAGTACCAAGTAATACCAAATAAACTGTTGTCAAAACTGTTGTCAAAATTTCAAAATTCTCTGACAACAGTTTTCAAAACACAAAATCGGAGGTCAATTTATGAAAAACACAAAAAATGACAAAAACGCAAATCAACCAGTTCGTACCAGAAGAGACAACGGAGCAGGTTCAATTACCCTACGAAAAGACGGAAGATGGATGGGTTCAATTCAGTACGGATATAAAGCTGACGGTAAACCAAAACGCATTACCGTCTACGGAAAAACACAGCAAGAAGTAAAGAGAAAACTAAGAGAGAAAAGTGAAGAGTTTGTTAAAAACGATGGCAATATCGTATTAGCTAAATCAATTAAGGATTGGTTTTCAGAATGGTTGTATAAGGAATTAAAATACACCTTAAAACCGAAAAGTTTTGATGCAAAAGAAAGAACGATCAATAAATTTATTATTCCAAATTTTGGCTATATACAAATTAACCAGTTGACATCTAAAGATGTTCAAGCCCTTATAAACAAAATGGTGAAACAGGGGTATTCTTTATCCCAAATAGATAAAGTAAAAACAACAATAGCACAAAAATATCGCTTAGGGATGCAAAATAATGAAGTAACAATAAACCCAGCACTTAATGTGAAATTACCAGCATCATTGAAAGCTGAGGTGGATACTAAACAGGTTTCAGCATTAAGCGAGGAAGAAGTAAAGAAATTAACCGAGCTGGCGTATAAAACACATCCTAATGGAACAAAAATATACTCCAGAGGAGAATTTATTGTATTTTTGCTCAATACTGGCTTAAGATTTGGAGAGGCAACAGCTTTAACTTGGGATGATGTTGACTTTCAAAACCACACAATTACTGTTAATAAGAGTTATGTTACAGTATTAAATCGGGATAAAAATAATATCAATCCTCGAACCAAAAAACCTTATGCAACTACAATGGTATTGCAACATTCTCCAAAGACAACACGCAGTACAAGAATTATTCCATTAAACAAAGAAGCTCAAAGAGCTTTAAAAGGTTTATGGGATTGCAATAAAAAATACGAGTTGATATGTGCTAACGAGAATGGAAATCCTAATAGTTCATCTAATTTAAATAGAAGTTTAAAATATATGCTTAAACGAGCGGGTATAAGCACCTCGTACAGTGTTCATTCATTGCGTCACACCTTTGCCACACAGTTATTTCGTAATCATGTGGACATAGAAATAATTAGTCAATTATTAGGCCACGCAGACACTACGATAACCTACAACACCTACATTCATATTATTCAGGCAGAAAAAATTGAAGCAGTTGGTTCGTTGGATTTTGTGAAATAAAATACAAAAAAAATAGGGGTAACTCGATTTGAGTTACCCCTAAAAATTTAAAAACTATGGGAAAGTCATTAACCCTCTCAATACAAAACCTAATGGTTTTTGATACCTTATTTTGTCTTATAGTCTATGAAACATAGGAACACAGTCTGTATTAATAATTGATTTGTCTGGTTGCATATATCTTTCAAACTTTTCAAAGAAGTTCCTTTTGTAAAAACTTTCTGCTTGTGGCACAGAGTACAACACCACATAATCGCATCCACATTGCGATTCGCTGAAATCTCTAATTGTCGAAATTATAAACGATAAAAATACATCTCCATAAGTTCCATCCTCTGGATCATCAGAGTAATCCCTATGTTGATATGCCACATCTAATGCGAATATTTTTATTTCAACCGCAGGAATAAGAGATAAGTTGTCGCCACTGTTATGTATAATACTTGAACAAGACAATGAATAGATACATGCAGCTTTATCTGTTTTGTTATCGACATACATAAAGCTCACAGCATCTGTAATATCTGTAGAAGTATCTGTTGCATACTGGTTTAAATAATCGTTGCCACAATTAAAATTTTTACAATACTTATAAGTTTTACCATTTAATCTTTTTAAACTAAACAACTCTTCTTTGGCAAACTTTTTACTTCTTCTTAGTTTCATCTTTAAGAATTTTTCGCAACGACTGTGCTCTCTTCTCAATGATTTTATTATGCTCCTTAGATGACTTAATGCTAAAAAAATCATTAGCTTTCTTGCTGTCAAGGATGAATGCCTGTCTTGGTTTTTGCATAACTGCCATATCGTTACTCCCTTTCTTATTCTTTTTTCTAAAGGAAAAACACATAACACACACACCTTAATAATGGTACTAATATGATATGTGAATGTGTACGACAATATACACCTTTCCTTGTACCTACATAGTACTCCCTAAGCGTACTAAAAGTCTACCAATATTTAGTTATCAAATGTACATTTATTACCAATTTTTAACTTTATTAAAATTCAACCGATTTATTATTCGCTGGTCGGATGCGAAAAACATTTTCGAGCCAGTCATTTATTATTCGCTAGTGGTGAGCGAAAAACATTTTCAAGCCAGTCACTTATTATTCGCTAGTGGTGAGCGAAAAACATTTAAAAGGATTATTTTAATCCCATTTGATTTTATGTTTATTATACTTAGACAATCTATCTAATATCCATTGTTTTTTATGACGAGACTGATTGTCAAAATCCTTAACTTTATTTTTATCTACCTCAAAAGGCTGACTTATCGGTACTGCAAGCACTGACATTTGAACATCCTTTCTAAAAAAACAAACTTGGCGTTTATGACCATTGGTACGCCATAAACCAACCCACCTCTTCATCTTCCTCTATGTTGGTCAACCATAGTCTTATCTTCGCTCGCTGTCCAATTATTTTGAGTCGCTGGCATCGTGCTACGACCAAGAATCTAAGCCATTTTACCTGTGTTCTACAGAAAGGCAGTTGCGTTCGCATTCCTGACATCTAAAGGTAGATGTTACCACTATACAAATCTGCCCAAGTGGGCTGACACTAAATGTCATAATTGCCTGTGAGTCCTCAGATTATCACAGGGCGATCACTAATATATTATACCCCACAAGCTCAAAAAACATTGCAGGAGTACCAAGACCGTGTACCCTAAAGTATCACAGTACAAACTTATGTGTTATCTTTTGGTCTATCATCTAAGTGCCTTTTTAGCATTGGCAATTTTCTTATCTTTAGACCAATTGCAATCATTTATGAGATGATAAATAGCATTGATTGTCTTTTCGCCAACAACACCATCAACTGTAACCTTGCCTGCCTTCTGTGCCTCTTTAACCGCTTTCAAAGTGCCAGCGCCGAAACCGTTTGAGTTGTCAACCTTTGTCTTGATGATACCCATATTGTAGAGTGTAATCAACTGTTTCTTAAATGCAAGTGTTGCTGTGTTATGTGAACCGTATTTAATCATTTCCTCATCCTCCTTATTTGTTGTACTTGAACCTGATGAAACATAATCAGGTCTACATACATAACTGATGCAGCTTGCCCATCTCTTCTGTCTAAGTACAGCGCCATTGCCACCGCCTGTATTACCTTCAATCGTAGTATAAGAACCGTCTGAATTAACGCTCTCAATAATGCCTACATGGTCAACAGCATAAGCGCCCGGAACAATTGTACTTGCCTCATTACTCCAGTGAAACAATACAACATCACCAGCTTTATAACCACTACGAACAATTTTACCCTTATTATAGAAAGTCTGAGCAAGAACACCACAGCCAGCAGTTTTACAAAACAGCATATCGTCCGCACCTGCCTGCTTGAACACCCACCAAACAAATGCGGCACACCAGTCGTAGCAATCGCCAGATACTTCCGCCCCATAAAATGCTGTGTTATATTTACAGCGTTTTACATTTGTTGCCCTTGTACCAACTTCGGCACGAGCAATTTTTAGAATCTTATCTACTGTTGTTTTTGCCATAACGATACCTCCTTATTCTTCAAGTAATTCGTCAATCTGTCGCTTTGTAACGGTATTTTTCATAATTATTCTTCACTTTCGCAGATAATTTTCTTGTTTTCAAACTTCTTGTATGCGTCAAGATACATTTCGTTCTTATCGCCATTGTATGTGCACTCATAGTACATACCATCGTGTAATGTTGTGCTAATAAGGCATTTATGGTTTTGCAAAGTCTTGCATGACCAGACTACAAAGATGTCAAAAACAGGTGTACCATCTGACTTATCTAAGTGATTTAAAACATACTTGCGTACCTCTGAGATTGCAAGCTCAATAAAATTTGCATTTGTCATAACTATTCCTCGCTTTCATCTGTTTTAAACTACAAAGCACCCACCTCAATTAAGAGATGAGTGCTAATTTTATGTATTGTATTTAATTATTTAGGCTCACCATAAGTCATAGCCTGTTCACTATCTGATGTACCCTTAGTTGTAGGATCGACTACAACACCAAGCACTGCAAGTAAAGCAAATACGGTATTCACCACTGCCGTAAGGTTATTGCCAAGTTCCCCAAAATCAAGCTCAAAACCAAATACTTTGGCAACTGCCTGAATAAGCAGAAGTGCCGCAGGAATAAGTGCAAGCCAAAATGTTTTATTTTTAAATCTTACTGTCCAGTTAATCATATAACCAACTCCTTAAATATTCTTTTCTGGCAAATGTAATGCCAGTTTATATCTATCAGTACAATATGTGTCTCCACCGAGATTGTGATACTCTTTATACAGGTCAATCAAATTAAGTTTTTGTATCGAGGTGATACTATCCTTTGCAAGACACTTATCACACAACTCTAAAATACTATTTCTCAAGCCTGCCTTCACTGCTTCAGCTAACTTGACCGACATATCCCACTTCTCTGTATCAAGAGCAATATGAGATTCTAACATTCCTTCAATTTTGTTGAGCTTCTCTATTGTGTCGTTAGTGTTGTTTGTATTTCGCACCCAACCGATTATTTTACGGCGTAGAGGTGTGACTATAGCAGTCAACACTGTCAGTATAGCAGTAGCACAGCCAAAGCATACACTAATAGTTTTAATAATTTCAATTATTTCATTACTCATTTAATCACCACATTGGTTATTACTCCTTACTTATTTCTTACTAAGACATCAAAATGTATACTGTCACTATCATTGTAAGATGTCTGTGCTAACAAACAGGTTACTGTCAACCTGCCAGAACTATCAATTACACCTTTAAACACATTACCATCACTGGCGACACCAAGAGTTATAATATTTTCCGTAGGTTTAACAGGTAATCCAGTGATGTGCATATTACTGGTATTAGAGATTGTACAATTTTTAAGTTTTAATACAATATGGAGTGAATAAGTATCATTTACACAAAGATAAGAACAAACCGCAGAACTAATCAATTCATTCTCTTTAATAGTCAAATCCTTTATATCATCATTTGAAATACAATCTAACGCCTTAACATGTATGTTAGTAAAATCTGACAAAGGCTTATAATCAATATTTATTAATCCATCACCTGTTCGTCCAAGATTATCCCAAGCACAACCTATACCAGCCACTACTTTAAACTCGTTATTAGTCATCGTAGTTCCTGTTCCTCTATTTGTCGATTTATAGTTTGGTGTATCTGTAGCAGTTGCAAAGTATGTAACATATGGAGTACCAAAAGTGTCTAAATTATCTTTATAAACTTGATTATATCCGTTAAGACAGTTATTAATTAACGCTCTGCCAGTATTAAAAAATTTGAATCCATATTTGGTTGAGTCTATCATGCATTGGCTAAAAGTGGCAACACCACCCCAAACCGTGAAAGAAGTAGAATGACTCATAACACTTGTATTGTATGCACACCATGCATGACATTTGTTAAAATGATTATCTGCTCCTCCAGTAAGAAAGCCGCATTCAAAGTCTACCGAAATAGAATCTGTTACATAGGTGTCAGAACAACCGAGAAATAACATAGTTGACATCATTCTTGCATCAATATTCGAGTATCCACTTGTAATCATTTCTTGTGTTGACAATTGAACATCACTACGAGAACCACTAATATAACTGTAGGTTGCCTCGTTACCACCATAACATCTTATACCGTACATTGCAGGATTCTTTAACATGATATGAGAATAATTCGTTTTGCCTTCATTCTCAATTTTGAGTGCATGTTTAGCTTTTCCGTTACTACAATCAATTATAATATTACCAAATGAGCCAATGTTATATTTTGCATCATTACCTGATTTTACATTAACCGTAATAGCCGAATTTAAACTCCACGATCCTACCACTTTCGGCTCAGAACCGTAATATGTTTCATTTTGTTTTTTACAATTATTAGATACTTTAATTGTTGCAAAATTACCATCAAAATTTGCTCTATCAACATCATATCTAAGCGTGTTACTAATTAAATATGTTTTTCCATTGCCAAGTTTAATTGCATGGTGGTTTGTTCCAGCTTGGGTAAACATTTGTTGCAATGCGATCGTATCGTCTGTTACTCCATCCCCTTTAGCACCAAACATTTCAGGTGTAACATAATTATTATAAATCTTATTTAATAACATTGAGTCTATCTTTTCAGGTATTATACACTGCGGTGCTATCTTATTGGTTGTCACACAATTATCGGCAAGCTTGTTACTTGCCACTGTTAAGTCTGCCAATTTATCATTAGTGATTGTTGATTGTGTAATGCTATTTCCATTTATTAATAATGTGTCTCCCTGAAACAATGTTGACATTTTAGCAAATAAACTCATTAACGCACTAAACTGTTCACTTGCTTCAATGACACGACCACTGGTTGACTTGCTAATAGTGAGATTAATACCGCTAATTTTCAAAACCTTGTTATCAATGGTGATATTAAGTTCACCTTCACCCATACCTGCATAAGCAGTCATAGATGACTTGATCTCAAATTCAACAATGCCTCGTTTAGCATCTATAATTGTTGCGTCAACAATTTCTTCAGAACCACGAGGGAGAGTTATTGTGTATGTAACTGCCGAACCAGTTAAGTCGATTGCTCCCTTATCATCCACGACCATAAGGCGAGGGTATTTGATACCGCCCTCGCCCTGTGTCACAGTAAAAAACTTGTTGTTGTCTTTCCAAGCATGTACTGTATATATTTTATTGTAGGTTTTCATTATTTTCCTCCTTATCACTTCGTTAATATATACATTGTATTTTCATAAATAGAAATATTGCTTGTACACTATAACGAATAATTTTGGCTTTAAAACCCTCCTTTTAAAACTCTTCAAATTCGCTGTCATTCCATCCTGTTGCTGTTTTGCTCTCAGTACATATATACACATAGCGTTTGCCGTTGTATTTGTAGTAGGCATTAGGGATAAGTATAACACCTTCGGCAAATTCAAATGGATTATCAGCAACACCAACAGGATGCTCTTGTAAAACATATGTCTGCTTGACAAGTGTTTCACCGACATAATCCTCAACCCAATTATAGCCGAGTTTATCTGACTGCGTAATTTTTTGCGACAAACCACCTAATGCTTTTATTTTGTCTGATATAATTTTGTTTTTTTTAATCTTGTCAAGTAATATTTCAAAATTAGCACTATTCATCGGCGAACACCTCACTAATTTTTTCAATCTGTTCTTCGGCACTCAATTCATTATCAGGCAAAGGTGTATCCTTGTCGATTTCTCGATAATTTTCAACAGAGTCATTCTTGCCAAGATAGATTCGTTGAGTCCTCATTGTTTCGGTGTCAACATCCGTAATTACATTATTTTTATTTTCAGGCATTAAAATTCTCAGTCCATTTTTTTCGGTCAGTACCATATCCAATCCTCCTATGCTAAAGTAATGTTTTTATTTGTCGCAATTAGTTTGTCCTCATCTGTAAGTTTTGCAAGATTTTCTGAACCTAATATTAATTTAACAGTGGATTTTCCTGTCATATCTGCATAATTGTTTAAGATGTTGACAAGCGTTTCTCGGCTAAACAAAGTTGAAGGTGATATATCAAGTCGAGGACTGTGGAATCCTTCTTCAACTTGAAAATCTATCATTTTGGTAGTGTTGTAAAAATCATTATTGCCATACTGATTAAACATAAAATCTTTACATAAATAAACTTTCTTTAATTTTGGACACGATGCAAAAGTTCTTGAGTTGCCAGTCGTTGTGTGTGGTTTGCCAGATGTTGTGTCGGCTGATAATATGTACAGTTCCTCAATCGGATTTGCTCCACTCCATCCGGTGTAAAAAACTTCGCCTACGCATTTCTTTACATTAGACAAAATCAATTTTTTAAGTTTCGTCATATAACCAAAAACACATGGTCTTATAATTAAAGGAATATTTGGAGTGGTATATTCTGTAAATTCTCCAGCAATAAAATTAACAACTGCATTGTCAGACGATTCTGCATTACCTGTTACACCTAAAATTTCAACATCTTTTTTAATGTTTTCGGGAATGATATTATCAGCATTTTGAGGAGTAACTTTAATGTTATCAGCACAATATTTCCCATTTGTGGCAAGAGCAACACCGCTTTTATTTGTCATTTCAACATCAATCATTTGCAATCACCTCTCCGTTATATTTCGGTAAGTCAGCGATAACTTGATTTGTAATTTCAGCAATGTCAATTTCAGTAAAATAATCAGTACCTTTTACTGGAGTTTTACCGTCAGTTCCGTCCTGACCTTTTTCGCCCTGTTCGCCTTTAAGAGATTTTAACCAATCCTCTTCAGTGCCGATAAAACCACCATTTTTTGCGATTTCATAAGCTGATAAACCATTTTGTCCATTTGTACCGTTAAGACCGTCTTTGCCTACGATTTTGCCAAGATTTGTTGAATCTCCATTCGAGTATGTAATTACAAGTTCTCCACTTGTATTAACTTCGGATTTGGCAACACCTACACCATCGTTTCCGTTCACGCCGTTTGTGCCTTGTGACGGTTTATTTGTATCTGTTTCACCAATGAACCAATTGCCGTTATCACCAATATGCGGAGTAATTCCATTAGTACCCGAAACACCATCTTGTCCTTTTAGTTCACCGTTGTTGAATTTCTGTTGGAAAGTTTCGCCATCTGCAAACGAAATATCATCGGCAGTGTAGGTTTGCTTGATGTTCAAATCTTCAAGCGACTTATCTCCATTAAGTTCAACGCCATTGATAGAAGGTTTGTGGATCAAATGTGCATAATCACCGTCAAACTCTTTAAGTGTTCGCCAAATAGTGTTACCGTCATTATCTATAGACAACACCGTCTGTAGTCGGTTTAGAGATAAAGTTTTCTAAGATATTAAAATCATCAGTGCTTTCAACCTTTGTGTCATCTGGTGCAAAAGAAACCTTAAAATTAACGCCTGAAAATCTTACATTCCCTTCAGGAAACTGTAATTCTACAATGCCTTTTAGCACACCTTCAGCCGTTGTCATCTGTAAATACAAAGGTAAATAAATCAAACCTTTATCCTTATCTACTCTGCACTCAACACCTACCTTGTGTTCGTCCGGCTTTAATCCATAATAGGTGGCAAGCGTACATTCTGAAAGGTCGATATCAGCACCGTGATTCTTAGCCTCAATCTCAAACTCAGTCACGCCGTGTTCTCTTTGTGTGATTGGTTCAAGAACCTTATTAATATAAGCACAGTCGATGCTTAAATGTCTAATAATCATCATATAGTCACCACCTATTATTCTGTAAAATTAAATGTTGTATTTCTAACACTTGTTTGTGAAATCGTATTGAAACAATCAATAAATCTCTTCTTGAGAGGTTTGGCAGAATAGTTTGTATTAAATGTCAAACTAAAATCTGATACATCATCATAATTTATATGAATTGAAAGCAAAATAGGGTACTGCCAATCACCGTCTTTTACTTCAAGAGATAGTGCTGTACCAAGTGTTAAATCTGCAATGTTATCCTTCATTTCGGGAATCGTCAATATGTTCGCTGATTCAATCTCAAATTCATAACACTGCTTGCTGAGATAATTGTCGTGGTCAGATTTAGCTTGAACCCTTACTTCTTGCAATGTTGTTATAATATCATTAGCGGAATAGGCATCACTAAATACAGCATTGTTATTTGTCCAATCTCCTTCAGTAATGTAATTTTGAAGTTCTAAAATTTCAGCGGGGGAGAGGATTGTTGCAATACCGTCTTTGTTTGCCTGAATTGCCGTTTTGTAATTCAGTGTAAACTTTTTAGCTACTGTTTGCATCTTGTTATAACATGTGTTATATTTGGTTACTGCGTTATCATAATCATTTTTTGTATTCCAATATGTCTCTGCTGCCGAATACAATTTTGTATATAAAGATTTGGAGTAATAGCAATCGTAATTGATGTAATCGTATGGTGGGTTTCTCATTCCACTCGGACTACGCACATGGTCATCTACAAGAACTTGATAAGCATAACGCAACTCTCCACTTGAAGAGTTAGGGAGCGGTTTGTCACTAAACCCATATTTGTCTATTAGATGTGTATTAATTGTATCTGCAACTGTTAAGTATGTTGTTAAAGCTTTTGACACTTTAGAAGCTTGCTCTATTTTCTTCTTATTGCACTCAATCAATAATGCCCCGTTATTAGCATATTTTACAGACTGTTTTTCAATGTTTGTTTGCCACACCGTAAGAGCTTCTTTTAAGGTTCTATTTTTAGTGTCATCAGCCACATAATCTAATTGATTTTCAATATTACTAAAATTGTACAATATATTATTTCCCGTAGGGTTGATTAACCCTAATCCGTATTGATCGTTAGATGTATGCACTCTTAATGCACTAATGCACCTATCATCAGTTGTGTGAACATTCGTATTTTTGATTGCATTTTGCCATGTTAATATTGCCTTAGAATGAGTGCCTAAATATTTTTCATCAGTATTATAATACCGCCGCTCTTCTGTCTCTATGTTTCCATCTATTATATTAATTGTCATATTTTCTGAATCAAAAATGAAATAGCATTGGTATGACGAAGCGATATCATTATTTAAAAAAGTATAAACATTTGCATTATCAACATCGTCAAGTGTTCTATACCTAACACACACGGCTTGAGAAACATATCCTATTTTCCATTGTGGAAGATAGTCAAGTATTTGATTCAGCAATCCTCGGACAAACTTTTGTTTATGTCTTGTGTTGCCATAACAATCGTAATACCAATTATCACTGGTAACAAGGTCGTTAATATGATCAGGCACAAATAGTGGTAATGTACTGTTTGATAAAGAAAACGCTCTTTTTGATAAAGTCATCTCATAAGACTGGGCTGTTACTTTTAGCACAGCATTACTTCCGTTATCATTTATTTCTTCTGTGTTAGTAATAACCCACCATACATTTCGTATGCCATAGTTTTTATTTTTATTTGTTTCAAAGTGTGTACACAATCTTTCTCTTGAAAAGATTTGCACCCAAGAGGCATTGGGAATATATGTACGATAAGTATTGTCGCTATATGTTGCTTGACTACATACAAGACTTATTCGGATATACCCTTCGTCAATAGTATCAGTATTGTTTTCAATATTACCATCGCTATCCTTTACTGTAAAATCTACATATCTTCGGAATGGTTGTTTCGATGATTCATGATAATAATTATCATCAGATTTAAGCCAGCTATCTGCGTTAGCTTCCTTATAGTAATGAATTTTAAATGAGTACCGCAAAGTGTCACCGTTAAAACATTTTGTTGCAATGACATCGCCTTTATGCACAGGTATAAAACTTTTACAGGCTAAATACTGGTAAGTATACCATCCTTGCTTGTACAAGTCTAAGCTTTCTGAATAATCTTCAAATACCCCATCATTAATAGTGCCACCCCACACCCACTCGTAACCATATGTAGTGCCAATATCAAAAAGCATAGTTTCGTTTTTAATATTGAAATTGTTAATTGCTGTATTAACATCAAACGATAACTCATAATCTTTTCGTGTACCTCCGCCTTTTAAATTATACAGATAATCTGCATAATAACTTTCTCCTGTAAATTTAAAATACTCAGTTGAATCATTGAGATACAAAAGCATATCAGGCTTTAGATTATCATAATTAGGATTGTCTATCCAACTGTTGGTACGAGTGTCATAAACTTTTTTAGGCACTTCAAAACTCATTTCCGAAGCTGCTCCGAAATTATAATCAGCAGTCCAGTTATGTACATTTTTGACATAGCCAAGCGAGGTCTTCTTATTTTGTCTATACAACACCATATCGGGAGTCTCTTGTGCGTAATTTCGTGTTTGCATATTAAATACCACCCAGCCTGTGTAATGTCGTGTACTTTAAAACTAAGCTTTTATCGGGATCGAAAACATCGTAAGCATAGTTATGTTTAGCGTCAGTTTTATCTGCGGATTTAATGTATAGATAAATCTGATTTTGACCATTGCCAAGCCAAAATAAAGATACATAATCGAGATTATCTTTAATAACTCCGTTGTATTGAATGAATGGGGGAGTGAGTGAATGAAAAGTTCTTTCATTAGGTTCTTTCATTGTTACCATTCCATATTTAGTATCCAGTTCGTATACGGCATCTTTATCTGTATGATAATTCACATTCGCATCGAAAACGAACATAGACTTATTAAGTTTATTTCCAACATACACTCTATAATTCGATAATGTGTAATCTATTTGATGTTCTGTCCAGTTGTGCCCGATCTTTAAATCAATAATAGGACAAATTTTGTTATTGATAGGTTGTCCTTCAATATCAATTGTAGTTTCAAAAGATAATGTTTGTCCTGTATTTGACGGTTTAGTTGCAACCCCTTTAAACTCAATTTCATTGTCCTGATACCAAAATCCACTATCATTTTGTACCTTACAACGCAAACCTCTATAGCCTCGTGCATCGGTAATATCACTGTCAGGAATAAATAATGCGTTGAGGTAATAGTCGGATGTTTCGTTATGCAGTGTTAATCTTTTCCATCCGTCCTGTCCAAAGAGCCAATTCTTAATCTCTATCATTGTTTCCAATGGTATATTATCTTCAGGACTAATAATTTCAATCGTAAACTCAAGCGGACTGTCGGAGTAATTAAGATTGTATAACAACTGTTGAGCATTATGGGGGAGAGTAGCAGTTGTAGGTTCGTACTCACTTCCGCTCTTAAACTCAAAATTATCATCAGTAATAAATGCTAAAATTAGATTGTAGTCACCTGAGTAAATACCATTATAAGTAAAATAACAATCTCTAAACAAATAACAGCACCTCCTTTGGATAATAAAAAAAGAGAAGATGAAATTCATCTTCTCTTACATGTTTTTATTCTGTTTTTAAGAAATATTAAGATATGAGCCTAATTCCAATTCAATATCTTCTAAACATCTTTGAGCATTCTTACTGTCCGACTCCTCAACTTCTGTTATACCTTGATACCGAGCAGTTCGAGCCATAGATTGCAAAGATTCGTATAACAATCTAAAGCGTTTAGAAAATATTTTAGGGTTGTCTTTAATAGAATTACTTCTATCTTCATGATTATGTATCTCGCAAACACCGCATTGTGAGTACAAAACCGCCTCTACAAGATGTATCATTGCATAAAAAGTAACAGTAATTTCCCAGTCATAAAACTTCTCATGATTATTGTTCATACCATGACTGATAAACCGCTTGTTATGCAAATACTGATTGTAATGAATGTCATATGCTTTTGTAGAGTTGCTCATTCTTATATCACTTCTTCAAATGTTATCATATCTTTGCCAATAAATTGCTTTGCACCAATAAAAACAATATCTACTGTAAATGGCAAGATTGTTTCATAATCTATTTGCAATTCTGATATACGATTTAATATTTCATAATCTTTTTCTTTACATATAACCCAATACTCAACTTCACAAGTTTGATGTAACCATCTGTACCCTACAGTTAGATTCGATGCGTCTATATCTTTAATCAATTTTGCAAATAGTTTTGCCCAATTTTTACTTGACCAAGAAATAATAATTTGATTACAAGCCTTACGATGTTGTAGGGTTTCCCAATTTCTAAACGCTGTGTCTATTTGGTTATTTTGACCGTGTTCTTGATTTATGGTCAAAATATTAATTATAAGATTATCAGTCTCTTGTGTTGTTGAGTAAGGCTTTAATATCTTATATCTATCAACTTTGCTTGTGTCGGTGCTAACTAAATTAAACATAATCACACCTCCGTTTGGTTACTATCTGGCGTTTTTATTCCAAGGTCAACACCAAATTGCTTTTGATAGTCTACTACAGCACTAACCATAGGTGTGATAACAGAAAGCATATTTCTTGGATCTATCATCACATCTACTTCATCAGCAATACTGTCACTATTCCCAGTTACGGCAAATGATATTTTAAACGATTCTTGGTTGACTTCAATTTTTATGGCATTTGGCGTAATAGTTTTGTTCATACTTCTCGAACCTCCTATCGTTAGTATGCCTCTTATAACTATAGCTATGTTACCAATATATGTTAACCCTCGTGTGTTATACTACAGCAACATTTGCTACAGTATTATTATATACCTTGCTTTTATACAAAGTCAAGACTTTCTTGAAAAAGCAAAGAAAGATATATATATTTCACAACACGAAGGTTAACAAAAATTGTTTATAATGCATAATTACAAATATCTATTATTCACCGTATAAGACATAAGTTTTTTAATTGTGTTGTCCATAATCCTCTCAGATTCTTTATGCAATGCATTAACAGTAGCCTGAGTAGCATCACCTTGCACATTGATGTTGATGACAGGGGAAACAACAGTTGATTTATTGTTCACAACATTCGGTGTTATTTCAGAACCAAATTTCTGTGCAAAATAATCCGTTGGAGCTGATGCAAATTCAAACAATTCATTGGTCATCGCTTTGCTAAACACAGGGTTGCCTTGTGGTAAGATTGTGTATCTGCCATTACCAAGAGATGTAGGAATAAGTTCTGAACCGATGCCCTCTTCATCAACAATAGACAAGCCACCTTTGGCTGATTTTGTACCAGAAGCATACGCTTTCATTTTAGACCATAAAGAACCTGCCGGTAGCGCTCTTCCGCCATACCAGTCTTTACTGATCCGACTTATGAAATATGTTTCAGCATCCTCTTTGTTCGTTAGGTTGGTTTTATACACTTTGCCGTTATAGGTAATTTTATACCCATGACCTGTTATACTCGATGGTTGTACTTTAACCGAATCAATCTTTGCTTTAGTAACCTGTGCAGAATTACCCAACTCGTCAATTTTTTGCTTCAAACTATCAATTCGAGAAGTGTAGTTATCAATGCTTCCTGTCACATTAGCAATAGCAGAGTCTACATCGTAGATACGAGATTGTAGTGTATTCATTAAATCCATAACATTGAGCTGTGCAGTGCCATATTCATAAAGAGCGCTTTGAGCCGACTGCCACATATGGTTAAACTCAGCCTCTGTGGTCGTAGTGTAATTTTGACAATACCACAACAGGTTGTTATACAATGTGCCATTGTCATTGTCAATCATATTACATGCAGCTCTGTGCAAAGATACCTCGTTGTTTAAGAAATCTTGAATAGTTTGGATTTCATCATCATAATGCTTATCTGTCTCTTCTTTCAGTTTATCTAAAGCCTCTTTGCGAGTATCATACTGATAGTCTGATAGATAATCATATAAGTCTTCTCTGGACTCAACCAAATCATCAACATTTTCTTTGTGAGCTTTTTTACCTGCGGAACTATCGTCCAGTCCAGTAATAGCAGCAGACAATGCGTTTGAAGCAACAGCGTTTTCTTTCTCTTTGAGCTGTTTGTTGAAATCAGCTTCTTCTTTTTCTTTGTCAAGAAGTTCCTGTTTCTTTTCAATAAGCTCATCAATTTTATCTTTGCGTTCTTGTAACGCATCTATTTCGTTCTGCTTAGTTTGCTTAATGTATTTTTCTGTCCAATCGACTAAATCTTCAATTGCAGATAAAGCGTCTTCATAACCATCCTTACTATCTTCTAATGCCTGCTTTTTATTTTCTAAAGCCTCTTTAGTTTTTTCTAAAGCCTTTTCCTCGTTTTCAAGTGCCTTTTTATGTTTTTCTGTAGCGGATGTTGCTTCATCAGTAGTAGTTGATAAGTCGCTTAGTGAAGACTCATAGTAGTCTATTAAAGCCGCCTTTTTACGCCAAGCACTTTCTGCTGTAATTACAGCTTGTTGATATAGGTCGCCTGTGCCTTGCTCTGCATCTTTTGCCGCCGCTGTTGCGTAAGCTTCTTGCCACTTAGCATCTGCTAAATTTAATGCCGACTCAGTTGCACCCTGTTGATTTTTCTTTAAATACTCAAGCACTTGAGTTTCGTTTTCTAACTGGTTTACTTCGTCCAAAGACGCTTGCAAATAAGAAACCTTAAGCTTTTCCAACTGAGCCTTTGCCAATTCTCTGAACTTATTAGAAGTTAAATCTAATTCGCCTTGCTCATTGATAAGCATATCAATGTACGAACTATCTAATGATAATAAAGATTGAAGTGTAGAAAAGGAGAGTGTTCCGTTTTCGCTATACTCAGAAATAGCCGACTTAACAGTATTGAAAGCTGAAAAAGTTGACTCTAAGGATTTATTAGCATCTTCGGTTGAAATCTTAAACGAGAACCCATTCGATGCTTCTGCTTTGATTTTCTCTACTAATTTTTGAACATCTTTTAAACTGTTTAACGCAGCATCGCTGTTGTATATCTGTTTAATGGTACTAAAATCAAGCGTAGATAAATATTTATTAACATCTTCACTTAACTGAATTTTCTCTTTAGAGTCTTTTCTAATATTTGTACCCGGAATAAACCCACCTTGTAGACTGCCAGTTACACGCTTTGTAATATTCGCAATTGCTTTATTAATATCCACATCGTCAGCAATTTCTACATCAGAAAACAACATTTTTACAAAAAGTTCTCTTGTATCGGCGTTCATTCCATCAATACCCGACAAAGCATTGATAACTTTATTATTAAGATCTTTAAAACCCGAGACATCTATTTTTCCACTTTTAATATCATCTATTTGGGCTTGTACCTCGTCCAGCGTATTGGTTAATTCTGGATTCTTAAATGCTTTAACAATACTCGATACAGTTTGCTTAACTGATTCTAAATTGTCTGCTGTGCTCGCTTTAGGATCAATAATCTTACTGTAGAAGTCATCCCATGTGGCACTATTTATATATTGTTCAATAAGAGCTTGACTTTTACTGTCCAATGTGCTAAACTGTTCATCAGTATAGTGAATATATGCATCAAGCACAGGCTTAAAGCTGTTGTTTACCAAATCGTTAATTTGACGATTTAAAGCTGCCTTGTAGTTTTGAATTGACGAGATGGCAGTTGATATGTCTTTATCTTCGATTTTATAAATTGACTCTCCAGTGCTTTTATCGTAACGGAAGATATCTTCAATACCAGCACCCTTAATAATAGTGTCCAAATTGTGCATATCTGCCCACATCAGAGAGATATCTTCTTTAGATTGTACTTTTTTTACAATTTCGTCAATATTCTTGAGTTGGGTGAGATAGGTTTTATCATCCCCACCAAATATTCCCTGATTCGTAGCAATATTCTCTAACGCTTTGCCGAAAGTATCCTGCTCTTTAGACACAATAGTTTCGTAATAAGCATTCTTCTCATCAGTCATTGCCTTATTAAGAGCTTCAACATTATCCTTGCATTTTAAAATAGCATTACCCTGAGTATCATAACTTTCCACCAAGTCTGGATACATCTGTGCAATCTCATTAGAAAGTTCAATATATCTCTCATACTGAGTAGAGGTTAAAGAGATATTTTCTCCATAAGAATTAACGCCATCAGCTAATTCGTAGTATTCATTTTTGATTTTGTTTACAGATGCTGAATGAGATGTGTAGGCATCTTTTTTGTCGTTAATCTCTGTTGCGATTTTTTCAAGGTCTGATAGGTTGTTTTCGGCTCTGTTGGTGTAGTTATCAAGTGCTTCAAAACCAAAAGAAATTGCACTCATTACAGCTTGCACAATAAGCATATTACCAATACCTGCGGCAATATTCTTTAACGAAGAGCCTAATGAAGATAGCTTGCTTTTAATGCCTGAAAAGGTACCAGACATTGATTTAGCATTTTTACTTAAGAGACTCTCTGATTCAGCATAATCTGTGTTGTATTGTATGCCTTTTAATAATTCTTGGTTTAAATCTTTAGTAGCTTCTGCAAATTTTGACTGCTTGAGTATATCTGCTTCATTAGCAGTTACTGCATTTTTTAAAACCTTGTCATCTAAGCTTTCAGCGTAGGTTTTATATTCTTTATATTTGTCAATAGCCTTGTCAATATCTTGCGTTGCTCTGGCTTTGGCAGCCGTAGTAAACCATCCGATGTGTTTACCATTATCACTGTCTAAGTATGTTTGGAGTATCTTTCTCTTAGACACAATATATTAAATAAGAAGGTGTTTTAATGCTTGAAGTAGCAATATGTCCAAAATGTGGAGAAGTTAATTACCCTGCATTGGATAAGAAATGTTATTGTTGTTGGGTTGGTTTTCTTAAAAGACCTCGTAAATTGCTTTTTGAAGTTACAGAACAATTACAGCGAGAGCACTTTGAACGAGATGTTTTGGGAAGCAAAGAGGCTGAATATCTTTTTTGGTATGAAAAATTCCTTAAAGACTGTCCTGAATATGATAATAGTCTATATGAAGAACACTTAAATAACAACAGACGCTGGGATTTAGTGACGAAACAACGACTTAATGAATTATCTTCCAAGCCAACTGTTAAATGTCCATATTGCGGTTCTCTGCGTACTACTAAAATTTCAACAAGTAGCAGAGTAGCTTCATCTCTCACACTCGGCTTAGCAAGCAACAAAATAGGTAAGAACTATCAATGTAATGATTGCAAAGCCACCTTCTAATTAATAATTTGAGCAGTGTTTTATAATACTGCTCTTTTTGTTTGTTTATAAAACTTTTCTTTTATATGATAGTCACTGTTGTCTCAGTGTCGATTTGGACTATACAATTTAAGGTCATTTCATATCGTTGAAACTACCTCAAGAGGCTTATAGTCTCTGAACCTCCGCTTATGCGGCTGGATGCTGATTATGGCTTATTACGGCGGTTAGCTTTTGACATACGTCGAACAATAACTTGTTTCTGACTTTCGTCTCCATATGGCATATTGTTCATCACCATTTCCCAGAACGGCTATCATTCCGTTTGCAGTTTAACCTCTCATTTAACGACATACATCACCATTTCTTGATTATAGCACGATTACGCTACTTTCTCAAAATAGATAGGCATACTCCTAAAACCCGTCAATTTGGGTTTACCCTTGTCGCTTCCCAATAATCCAGACAAAACGCCAGATATGGAAAGAGTACCAATGTTTGCTCCAAGATGAGAGAGCAATTCATTAGCTTGTGTTAAAAATCCTAACAATCCAGAACCAGTATCAACTACGCCTTTAACAATATCACTTGATAATGTTGTTGTTGATAATTCCTGCCACTGTGCCTGAAATTGTTTTACTTTACCTTCGATACTATCCATGTACTTTTCGTGTTCCTTTAATGCAGAACCATCTGAGTGCTTGGATGTATCTAATGAATTGATTGCCGTACCAATGTTTTGAATTACAGCAGAAGCGTAGTTAGACCTATTCTTACCGGCAATAAGCTCAAGTAATGACGCTTTATTTTTATCAGCCAATTCATCCCATACGAGAGCGATATCTTTAAGAATATCATAGGTGCTACGGAATGAACCATTATCCATAATATCCACGCCTGAAGACGAAGAAGTTTTTGTTAAAGCTTTGATTTTGTCTTGAAGCTCAGAAGTTGTTGTGCACATTCCTTCCGTATCTTCTCCAGCCTTTTTAAGCTCCACCGACATACCTCTTAATCTCATAGCAAGCACTTTGAGTGCATTACCTGATTCATCTGCACTCTGTGTAACTTCGGTCATTGCGGTCAGCAACGCAATGGTTTCATCAAGGCTATTACCCGCAACAGCCATAGATGCGGCTGAGTTCTTCAAGCCTTCGCCTAAATCACCTGACGAGACAGCGTAATTATTACTCACCTCATTAAGTTTATCGACAATGCTTTGTGCCGATGAAGCTTCCATATTAAAAGCTTTTAATATGGAAATAATGTCACTACTTGCTTCACCAACACCATCTAAATCGTCACCGACATTAGCATATATGGTTGCTACCTCTGCCAATTGCGTTGAGTCAGGTATATCATAACCCATACGAGCAAAATCAGCGGTACTTGTAACAAAGTCACTAATAGTAGTACCCAGCTCTTTTGCTTTGCCAGTTGCCGTAGTTAAATATTTGTCATATGTCGAGTCAGTACTGTCTGTAACTTTCTTAAGCTCCACCATAGCAGTGTCTAACTCGGTCACAATGTGTATCATGTCTTGAACAGTAGCAATAGCTTTATTCATAGACGAAGTGATAAAATTCCACGAACCATATTTAAGATAGTTCTTTGCAAGTGTGCGTAGAGCGGTTGAACCCATCAATCCAGCAGACTCGGCAGAAGTCTTAATATTTGCTAACTGTGACTGGAACGATTTAAGCTGTTGGTCACTGACTTTTGCAGCATCTGATGTTTTATCTAAAATGGTTTCAATTTGTCCAGCGTATGCTTGAGCAGCTTTAGGATTACTACTCGCAAATTTCATAACCTGCAAACGCAGTGTTTCTACTGCTTTGCTACTTGCGATTGTACTTTTATTTGCGGTTTTTAAACTCTGACTCCATTTGGTTTCAAATTTATGTAAAGCAGCATTATTTCCAAGCTTACCAGTTACTTGATTTGTAGCGGTTATTTCTTCGTTAAGTAATTGAAATTTTTGGAGGTAGTCACTAAGTTCGTTTTTTAGATTGTCAGGAATATTGTGTCCGTTAAGTAAAGATGTTGTTTGCTGACGCAAAGCTCGCATATTAGCCAAATATTTATCCAACTGACTATTATTAACAACCTCGCCTGAGCCATTTAAAATATCATAGTGATATCCTTGCGCTTTGCCAGTTGCGTTGGCAGTATTGAGCTTCTCTTTAATATTGTTAATCCTACTTTGAAACTTGTCTATAAAAGAATCATTTACACCATTCCATACACCATTTTCAAGTAGTTTTTCACATTCTTGGCGTATATCTTCCAAGTCTGCTTTTGCTTCTTGTAATTGTCCTTCAGGAATAAACGCTACATTTTTACTGCGGTTTTGAATGTCATCATATACTGTATCAATATCACTCCGAATCTTTTCTATTTCAGAACGGTTATTGTTTACAGTATTAGAAATAGAGGCTGATAACGCTTGTGCCTCTGTCGCAAAAGATGAAAGAAGTTCTTTTGGTACATCTTCTCCATTATTCCACATATCACCAATAATATCTTTTTTAGATATGAGGGTTGTAAGTTGAGACCACGCAGTACGATACTCAGACACAGTTAGCAAGTTTTTGCTTTGCTCTTGTGTTAATTGATTAGTCGTTTGTGATACAAGAGCTTCTGCGTCTTGAAACTCCTTTAAGGCAGCAGTGCTTTCTGTAATAACAGTTAATTGACTTTGTAACTCGGAAGCGGATATTTCATTTGTGCGACCAGTAGGAGATACTACACGACTCCCTGTATCAATAAGCTCCTGTAATTCTGCTTTAGTTTTATCTATAGACTCAGCACTAATTACACTATTTGAATTATGACTCTCAAGGATAGCATATAAGGATTGGGCAGTTTGAATAATATTATTAATTTCATTAACACTCTGTCTGCCTTCTGTATTGATTGCAGTTACATCTTGCGATAATTTTACAACCTTTTGGCTCAAATTGTCTAAATCAGCGACAGGAATTTCCAACCCTTGAGATAATGACTGTTCTAACTGTCTTCCTTCAGAAGCCAAACTTCTTGATACCGTAAGGAATTTCTCAATATCTTGTGTATTTAAAAATTGATATCCTTGTTTTTGAAGGTTTAAACCGCCAATAATGCTTTGGATTCTGCTCTGAATCTGAGCTAACTCTTTTGCGGTTTGTTGATAACTTGTCACACCGGTTGTCGTCCGATTGCTATTGTTATTCTTGTTATAATGACTACGAGATGCTTTGACTGTATTTCCAGTAACACCAACCGAAATACTACCAATTGCTTTTTCAATGTCTTTCCTCAAAGACTTCATTGCGTTACTACAGTCAAACTTTTTGATTGTAACTACTGGAATTTTTGGAGGGTTTTTAAGAGATTTTTCAAATAGTGTCTGAACGCTCTTTTTTAATTGGTCTTTGGCTTGCTTGCTCTGATCGGCTTCTATATTATATATTTTAATACCGTCAATAGCTTTAGCTAATTCTCCAACACTCTTTTTGAAAATTTTCTTGTCTTCGTTTCTTGTTCCAGCTATCACTTGGACGGAAATACCAAAAATATCATTTTCATTTGCCACACATACCACCACCTTATTTCAACTTTGCTATAATTTTTGTTGTAATACTTTTTTTGAAGTCTGAATTGTTTAGTTCTGCTCTCGTTGACGCTATAGGATTACGAACCCCCATAAAAGCATATTTTTTGGCTTCATATCCGATAGCTCTCCATAAGTCAGAGGTGTAACTATATCTCTTTCTGGTATATCCATTCCGACCATATCCTGCTATCCAACGAATCAATGCGTCCGATGTAGTGGTTGGCACTTGATGAGTAATAACTGAGCGGTTTGGTGTTGCTACAGAAGTTATGATAATCTTATTGCTCTCTTGGGACACATCTTGAATTTGGGAGCTGCTTCCTAAGCCATTCACACTACGCCTTACATAAGTTGTAGGAGTATATGTATCATAAATATCTGCTTTGATATTTTTTCTCAATTTGCCTTTAATATCTTGAGCAATATCGGTTTTTAAGACCTGAGAAGCCGCCTTGTTAATTGCTTTGACAAATGTGTCATACGAATTGAAAGTCTTGATACCACCAGCCCCTTATTTAGCAGAAGGGAAGAGGGGAAGTGGACTGTTGCTTGGCTTATCTTCTTCCTCTTTGATAATGTGGTTTACCATATCCATCATCTTATTGAGGTCTACCTTATCGCCAATAGACGATATGTTTTCAGTTAATGCTTTAAACTGATTCATAATTAATGCAGTTTCATAGGTCTTTTCGGAGATTTCCTTTTTCTGCATATATTCAATTCTCTTCTGAACACCTTCATATATTAACGCCAATTCTTTTTGATTGATTTTACTTTTAACAAACTCTGCAACACCTGTTTCTGTTACAAAAGAATACATTTTTTCAAAAACAGTAGGAATTGCAAAATTTGCATACTCTCTAAGAATCTGCATGTCAATCAATGTAGATGTGATTTCGGGAAGGTATCTATTTTCTGATATATCAAATACAGTTTCCGCTACTGTACTACAGATATTTGAAAGGCGTACTGCTCCGATACTATGTTTAATTCTTAAAGAGATGTGTTCTATTTCGTCAGGCTTTTTATCATCTGTTGTTACTGAATGAAATACATAATCATAAAACTTTGGCTCATTTTTTTCTGCGTAATAAATTTTTCCAAAAGTCATTACTGGAATTTCTTTATAATCCTTTTTTTTATTTGTGCTTTTTTTCATATATAAAAATCCTTTCATTCCTTGTGCTGTATATTAATATTATGTACAGCGTAATCTCCGATACAGATAGCATCTGAAATGTTATCGTTATCGGTATCAATGTCATATTTATTCTTTACATACTGCAATGATAGTATTTTACTTTGCTTTTTCGCTTTGTTATCGTTAGAAATAGTTGCAGTAATTTTTGCTTTAATTTCTTTACTTGTTCTGCCTCTTGCGTTACAATAATTTTGCCACACAGAGGGTGATATGAGTTGATATAAATAATGCTTTTTTTCACAGAGGTTAATTAATACGCCTTGTAATTGTGCCAAATTTTTAAATACTGATACATTAGCTCTCAAATTAATGTCTTCAAGAAACACAACTGAAATCTTTCTCTTTGTAATAAGTTGACTAATATACTTTTCAATCTCACAAACAGCCTCTGAAAATGTGTATTTACCATTAGGAAAACTAAAACTGCCATAGTCTACAAGCTTTTGCTTTTCGTAGTCATATATCGCCCAACCACCGTTGCGAGCCTGATCAACCGCTAAAATTCGCATTTTATTTGCCTCCTAAAAAGAATAGGGAAGATAAGGGAGAAAATCCCATCTTCCCTATAAGAACATCATTTCTGACTACTATTATCTTCGTCAGCTTTCTTTGTAATTGCTGTTTTTCCTCGCTTTGTGGTCGCTACTCTATTGTCAATAACATTACCCTTAATAAGTACATCCCTTATTTCTGGCATCATGGATTGTGTAGCCTCTTTACTAATCTGTGCAAACTGTTCTTTGAGCTCTTTCGGAGAAGCACCGAGACGCATATCCTGTATAATCGAGTAAATTTGATAGTGTTCTGGCGTATCGGCAACTGCCCTCCATCCACCATATTTAGAACAGTTTACACAAGCTTCATATTCTTTACCACAAATGAGGCACTTTCTGATAGCCATAATTATGCCTCAGCTTCGTCTTCGGGAATAACTACATAGAACTGTTCTTTATCCTTAGAGCAATAGTTAGTCATACCTTCAAATTCGATAGGCTGTGTACCATCTGGTTTAATTTCGAGTGAAAAATTGTTAGAAAGCTTTGCTCTCTCAAATACAATAATTGTATAAATCTTTGTTGATGGATCACAAACATCATGACAAATGCTATCAAGAACAAAAGTACCAGCCTTAGAAAAGTTATCACTTGAGTTGGTAATCTTAACCGCATTCTCCATCTCACACTTATAGATAACAATAAATGTCATAGGAGAACCGTCTTCTCTCTTAACAGGGATCTCATCACCAAGAGTGATAGTTTTACCAGCAATAGTGAAGTTTGTTTTGTTTGTTGCAAGGTCACTCGCTGTAACTGCAAATTTCTCACCAAGACCGCCCTCTGTAGTAAGTGCCCAAATAGCTGTTACAGGACTTGTCGTGAGAGGAGTCCAGTTGAGTGTAATTGTTTTAGCAGTAGGGTTTGCCTCAAGAACATCTACCTTCTTAGTTACAACCTTCTTATCAGCAGTACCAACTTCTTTCTTTGTACCTAACTGGTCAGCAAACACACCAAGATTAATCACAGAGTTAGATGCTGTAAATTTTGAAGTCTTAGTTCTATCAAATGAACCAATTGTTGCACCGGCATTATCTGTAGCATTTACTGCTTCGCCACCGCACTCAAGTGTGCCATCTTTAATCTGATTAGCTGTCCACTCAATATCGCCTGAACTAATGTCCTGCTTTGTAAGACGAGTAACCCTGTCAAGTACAAGATTGTCAATATTATACATAATAAATCCTCCTTATAAAATAAAAAGCACTCCCCCTTGAGTGCTACAAATTACGCATCCAATTAAGAATGCTTTTATTACTTATTTTCTTTAAATCAACACAGCCACTATAGTACCCAGTCATAATGTTTTCGTAGTCATTTATTGCGTTAATACGATCAGCGGCGTCCATTAAAACATAAATAGGCAAACTCCAAACCGTTGAATAACTATATTTAAAATTTGCGTGATTGGTCAACGCAGAAACAATAGGGAGTAGGGTTGACTGTGCTTTTTGGCGCTCTTTCCGAGCGTATTTTTTGTTATCCCTATCTTCATCTACCATGAACCTTTTGGTAGTTGTGTTTCCACCTTTCTCTTCGTGCTTTTTTAATCTGTGAATTTTTCGTATGTAATTAACTATAATTTCGTAAATAAACCTATCAATAATTAATTGAGTATTAGTATTGATTAGTTTAATATCTTGAGAAGTATTATCTTTAACCAGTACCATTCTTTGTAAATTAATATCCTCTTCAAAAAGCAGTGACAAAATATCACTATCTATGGACTTATAAATTAAAGTAAAAAAATCAAAATCGTCTACTTCATCCCACCATAAATTAAAACCATCATATAATTCTGATTTGTAATCAGAAGGTGTTGCACAAATTTTACCTATTTCTGCAAAATATTGTTTTTCACCAATGTCACATATATCATCAAGTGTTGGTTGTTTTAGAGTTAGATGAGTAGAAATTTTAATAGGTTTGCCTCGATATAGTGTCATCTCGTCTATATCTAAAAAATCAATTGCCTTACTTCTCATAATTTGCTTCCTATGCGGTTATGGTCTTGTAAGGTATATTCTAACGCTTGTCCGTAATAATCCTGTATGGGGTTAAATTCGTTAGCTGATACGAGTTCTAATCGCCCAAAACCAACATCTGTCATACCATTAATTTCTTCATCAATATATCCTGCAAGCAAATCAGTACGGACGCCCTGTAACATATCCATTAACTGCTCGTGTGCAAATATATAAATCATTAAAGATGTCGTTTTTACAGCCGACGAACTGACTTGCGTTACCCCTGACTGCATTGTCACAAATACACTTTGTTCCTCTATAGTCTCAGGAACATAAGGAAATAGCTTGATAAACGATTTAGCTGGGCTTTGACTTCCTTTAACTACATCTACGAAACTATCTTCATTATCCGTGTCTATACATATTAAATTCACAATATTTTGATTGTTTAAGCAACGCTTTTTAATCAATTGTTTAAGAAGTGTCATACCTGTAAAACTATTATGCTTAATATCTTGCATTACGACCACCCCTTAATCACAAATTCTTTTTCTGTCGATAAATTGTATAATGAAGACATAACCCTTAGCGTAACTCTTTTTCCAATAAATGAATATTTAAGCGGAACATAAAGCGTTAAAGTATGATTGTCGGCACTTGGTTTAATTGATACATAATCTTCACCATTCTCTAAAGAGTATTCGTACCCATTTGAGTTCTGAATAATATCGCCTTGCTTATCAACTATACTAAACGATAGTTCACAATCTTCGTCTATATACAAAACCCCGTCATTACATCCCTCAATACGAATAGCATATGGCTGAGAAGTTGGAACATCTATATCGTCTTTGTTTGAGTTGTTAATCAAGGTGTAATAATCAGCAACCATTAATTCAGTATTATCATTGGTAGATCTGTTACATTCTTTTAAACCAAAAGTATATACACCTTTACCGTTATAAAGCCCCGGCAATCGGTCAGGTTTTGTGATCTGATATGCCAGTATGTTCTGTTGTGCATCAACATCATCAACCAAAAATCTTTGTCCTCTGTATAACTCTTTAGTTTCACTATCCTTAGCTATAATAAGGTTTAAACGGTTGTCACCAACAGTGATTTCTTTAGTTTCTCTTTCCCCAGACGAATTACGGTCATTATTGGTAATAATACAATGTCTTTCGATTATGTCACCATTGTTGTTAATCCATTTGAGTGTGTAGTTGCATTGCTGTATTTTTGCTCTTGTGTATAACTCATCCTGTACATCATGCGATATAATCAACCAATAATTATCTTGCCATTCTACCAGAGAACCTCTTTCAAACTTTTCGTTAGGGAGAGAGAGTAAATTCTTAATATCATCTCCGTTGTCGCTCCTCGTAATGACAGCTTCTCTTTCTTCACCGTTTATTGTTACAGTTACATAAGACAAGTTCTTATTGCGTAATAATTCAGTTTGTCGCTGCTGCACACGCTCTATCATTTGCTGTCGTTTAGTTTGAGGCAACGAAACATACTCATTCATGTACTCATTCCATAAAGACACAGTTATCACCTTCAATTCTATATTTAAGCTTTTCACATAGAGTAATCATTTTGAAAATATTTCGTCTCACATCTTCAACGCTGCTGACATAAATATTTTGTTCGTAATAGCTTAATATAGCAAGAATACGCATAATCACAGCGTCATATCCTGTGTCTTTAATAAGCATATCAAACCCCTTTAACTCTTTAATAATATCTGAGATATGAGTATCTATAAATTCAGAGTTTTGCTCTTTTAAGGGTAGAATTTTAAATATCTGATTAATTAAACACGATAGATAATGCAAATATATTTGTTTGTTCATATATGTAAATCCGTTAAGTCTCCGTGTTCAAAAGAGTAATTATTTCCTCTGTTTTTGAAACATGTTTCAGCCTCTTTATATGCTGTTCTTACACGGTTTAAAATTTCCGCAGGCGAATACCCACTGTAATCTGTTGTGTTGAGTGTGTTTTCCAAGTTGTCTGCGTTATTTGCATATGGCTTAAACCACTGTGCAACCATACCTTCGGTAATAATGTCTACAATTTCGTCTACATCTTCAGCGTTAAAATTCTCTAAAAATGTTCTTGTTGTATCATCTCTATTGTAAAGATTATAACCACACTTTCTATTGAAAGAAGCACATGCTCGTTTTAAATATCCATCACATACTCTTGTTTTTTCTTTATCGCTAAGATGAGGATCTAAAAACTTCCACTCTTTTACTTTATCCAGAAAAACTCTGGTAAAATCATCATAAGAGACTATCATCGGAAACCTCCTTATCTATCGACTAATTTGACACCAAGACTCTCTTCTAATGCCGTAATAACCGAAAGTGAATCGATTTCGTGATTTGCTACTGCATTGCGTGCTTTATAACATACTGACATTCTCTGAGAGCGGTTTAATTTTGAAACAATTGCTTTAATCTCGTCGGAAGTTTTGTCAAACAATGTATCAAAGTCTTCAACTGTGAGCGCATTGGTGTAATATTTCTCAGCATTAAGTACCTCAAGAACTAAAGTGTCCTCAAATAAAAACCAATTGTTAGAAAAGAAGGCTTTATCTGTGGAATAGATTGACTTTACATCTGCAAATGTCAAATCCTGAACATCACCGAACTCTTCCCATATAAATTCTTCGTGAGTTCTTCTGTTCTGCGCAATAAGTTTACCCTGAAAGCCGTTAATTACAGGAATAATAGCTTCAGGTGGAAGTGTTTTTCTTAATTTAATATGCTGATTTTCCGGAACATCCATATTTGCAGATGTTTTTGTTTTTGTCTTAGTTGTTCTGCGTGTTGTTGTAACTGCTGTTGCCATTTGATTTATCCTTTCCTTCATTGAAACGGGCGTAGTTTTAACTACGCCCGAATATCAGTATCATTAGTTAGTAAAAGTATACCTACCAATACCAGTGTTTGCGCCACCTGAAAGCACAATGCCAATACCATACTTTTCACCATAAAGGTACTCGTATGTAAGGTCAGCATTTTCTGTCGGGTTGCCAAGAATAATTGTTGATACACCTTCGTATACAACCTTGATAGGCTTATCATCGCCTGCAACGATATTGAGAGTCTTATCGTCAAATACAAAGTCAGTAGTGCCGATCTTATGTCTCTGCGGAGTTGCAAGTACATTAGAACCATAATACTTACCATAATAACCGTTATTGTAAATATCGCTCTGTGAGTCTCTGCCCTGTACGCTTGGAGCAATCCTACGAAGACCAGCCTTTGTGCCTGAAATTGTTGCTGTCTTACCACCAGCAGCAGCCTCTACATGTGCAATTGTGTCAAGGAGAGTATCTTCGCTATATGTGCCCGCAACAGGGAAGAAGGCTGTACCGCCAAAATCGTCTGCTGTAGCAGATGCCCATACCTTGTAGATATCATCAAGAATCTTCTGACTAAAGGATTCACTTACTCTTGCAATAAGTGTATTAAAATCCACTGTGCCATTAAGCACTCTCTGAAGCTCCTCATAGATCTTTACCATTTTGAGAGTTGTATCAATTGCTACAGTATTATAACCGCCAAATCTCTGTCTTCTAACGCCCTGTGTGCCATCTGCAACCTCAGCAACCTGATAGAGAATAGAATCCTGTACTTCAAATGCGTTTACATCACCGGCTGCAATATTTCTAAACTCAACAAAGTTATTAAAGAAGTCACTCTTCTGAAGACCTTCTACTACAGTGCGAGAAAGAATTTCCTCTACAATTGAGAAGAGCTGACCGCACTTACCGTCTCTAATTCTCTTGTAGTCAAGCTTGGTTGAACCACCATTAGCTTCAACAAGAGACTTTCTAAGAACCTCCATTGAGTCCTTATTTGAATACTTACCAACTTCACCGTGATATGCGTCAACAGCAAGCTGAACAATGCTATTATTATCTGCCATAATACAATCCTCCCTTACTGTACTTCAATTGTATAGAGTGTGTATCTCTTATACTTTGTTTCGTCAACAATTTTGCCAATCTGTGTTGATGCGGCTGTTGCAGTTTCAACAACCTTCATCTTTGTACCCGCCTGTACTTCTACTGCGTCACCCTTCTTCGGTGTACCATCAAGAGCTTCCGCAGAAACGCTAAAAGTATCACCTGTATGGAAACGGAAACCTCTAAGAGTTTTACCAGCTTCGTTTGTGTATTTTTCAAGGTTTGTGTCTGATTTAAGTACAGCCTTCTTGTCCTCTTCTACAGTTGTAACGATAGCAAGCTGAGCTCGTGGGGAATTTGCTGCGGGAGTTGTTGCCTTATGAATCTGCTTTTCACCTGCCATAAGTTCACCCACAAGTACAATATTGCCGTTATCAATTGCTGTAGCTGCACTACCAGAACCCATATATTTCATTGAAACAATAAGTGAACCATCTGTGGTTGCACTAACATTATCGCTGTTATACACAGCATGCTTTACATCAGCCATATAAATGCCTCCTCTATTTAATCTTTGGGTTTAATGCCAAACTTGGCAAAAAGACCACCGTAATCATTTGTGTCATCAATAACACTATTCTTATCCGCTACGCCACCTACATTTTTATCAATACCAAATGCCAGAGGCTTGTCTGTTTTCTTAGAAAAACTCATGCCGTTTTTGCCCATAATTGCATAACATTTCTCTTCAATATCAGAAATGTTCATACCTTCATGCTCGGCTTTCAATGTCTCGTATTCATTAACCCCTGCCAAATTACTGAACTTTGCAAACACAGCGTCTTCCTGTGACTTACGCTCTTCTGCTTCTTTTGCTTTCTTATACTCTTCCAGTTCAGTCTTTTCTGCGGTAATACTTGCAAGACTTGCTTCATACTGTTCTTTGTTTGATTTGAGTGTCGAATAAAACTGAGATTTTACCTCGTCTACCATATTAAACACCGCAGACTCAATCTCTTTGTCACCCTCTACATAATCAACAATGGCATACTTTTTTCTCTTTGCTGTAGATTCGTCTACCACAACATCGTCACCCTTAAGTTCATAGTTAAAGCCAACGAGCTGTCTGTTTTCGCAATCTGCGTAATATACCTCTTTAGACTCACTGTCGTAGTCCACAAACCAATACTTGCGCACTTCATAGAATGAATCATCATCGAGAGTAATCTTTGTTTTCTTATCATCCATTGCATGGATTAATTTCTGACAAACATCAGATTCCAAAGCAAACTTTCTGCTTTCAAGCTCAGATGTTAAATCCTCAATAGAAATATTTTCAATGTCCAAATCACTTACATCTACTGCATAGCTTTTAATCAGCTCTTGTTTCTTATCCATAATATCTCCTCCTTTCTTCTGTGTGTTCTTACTTATTTCTGAGAGCATAGCTTTATAATCCTTCATCATCTCGCTATATTTGTCATGAGTGCCACTTTGAGAATACATTTCGACACATGCTCCTTCAAAACAAGGCTCAACATCTTCGCCTAAAACACAAAAAGCCTCAAATTCAAAATCGCTGATCTGATACACTCCATGCTCGTCCATTTCACCATCTATAATAGAAATCTCCATTGACTCAGATGCACTGTTTTCGGAAAGTAATTTATACACACCTTCTTGCCTTGTCCATAAATAAGCTTCAACACACAGATATTCATGAGTACCACCGCTATCTTCAATGGATTCCCACCAATACTTTGCAGATTCAGGCACTACTCCGATAGGTTCTGTTAAATTAACCAATTCTGTTTCTGTGTCTGTGGTGACTATCTCAACATCGTGTCCACCATAATCCTTTTCTTCTCGTAGATAGTGAGTAACAACAGGACAATTAAAAATTGACCAAATAGCTCTTTCAAATGCTTCTTTCGATATGTATGTCTTATTGCGATTAAGTCCCGCATAAGCCACTTTAATTACACCTTTTGCAAAAGAACTATTGATTTTTTCTTCGTTGTCGTACTGTATAATGTGATTAGGGATACTATATTGAATCGTCACACGCTTTTTATCTTGCTTCACTCTTACTCACCACCTTCCAGATGATTTTAAATATGTAAAAAGCCCCACTCTATAATGAGTGAGGCTTAAAACATTAACTTGTCTGAATAAATACAAGCCACATTTTCAAATAAAGCTTTATTATTTGAGAGTGATGATTTGTTCTCAAATACATATAGTGTTGGGCTTGTAGAACATTTTCTCTTATTGTCAATAACAGAAATAAGAGAATACCCTGCATTGATTAACAGTTGTTTGTCTTTTTCATTTGTCACATAAATAAATTTCATTACTCTTCGTCTCTTTCCTGAGCAATTTCACCGTTGTCACTGATTTCTCCTAAATCTTTGGTTGGTGCTCCCGCTTCTCCATTGCTATCCGCTGCCTTTGTACTCTGTGTAGCTGAACTGCTCAATGGAACAAACTTATCGGGAATGCCCATAATAGAGTTTTCCAAAAAGTGCATACTGTCAATATCGGACTGGTTAAGTCCTTGTGATGCACAATAATACGAAACCATCGGCAATCCGTATTGGCAGGCTTTTAGATACGAGTCGCCAGCTTCTTTGCGATTGAAACGACTTACATCCAAAAATGATATCTTAAACATTTTGCCATGTGAGAGGGTATGAATGTAACGATTAAGCATCTTTTCAATACTTAACACAATTCCATAAGTAATTGCTTGGTCGGCTTTTATAGATAAAAGTAAAGCATTTGACGATGCTTTTGCGTTGTTAAATAGAAGACTCGAAACACCTGCTGCCGTAAAAAGATGATTCTCTGCGTCTGCTACATTGTCTACATCAGAGGTGTTTGCATGATTAAAGCTAATCTTCTCAACCGGCATTGGAGTTAAAACCGATCCTACTTCATTAGGCAGTACGGAATCTAAGTTTCTCCATATATCTTTAGCCATTTCATAATCCATAGGAAATGAGCCGTCATCATTCATTAACAGTTTCATTACCAGTAACGCATAATTCTCAATTTCGGTTTGTGTCAAATTGAGCTGCTTATAATCTTCAACTTCATACAATTCACGCAAAAGCCCAACAAAAGGAGGCACTGGATAACTTAAAATATCTTTATTGCATTTGATTGCAAAAGATGTCGGCGCATCCAATAACTGCCATTTATATTGTGTATTATCTTGCTTATATAAATTATATTTAGTTGTAAATTCAACAGGGTATAGAGGCAGTAATTCTGACCTCGAATCAAAATACTGAAAATTAAATGAAACATCCAATACACCATCTTGAATGGACGCTATGTCACAATAATCAGAGGGAAGCTGCTGAATCATGATGTTATCTTTACTCACCCTCATAGTTCCATAAAACACATCTTCTCGTAAGCACACGGTTAAGATAGTGTCAAATGAGCTTTTAATGTTAAACCCATCCAATGTATGCAAAATCTTTGTGTAATTTTTCTTAATCTTTTTTGTGTCTGATACACTTGATATATCTACATTGTATGGAGACACAATATAAGACAAGTCTGTTAATCCGACAAAATACTGGATAATTCTACGAAAGTGCGAACTTGCCGAATACATATAGATAACCGCATTGCGTAACTGTGCTTGGTATCTATATGGATTGGATAAATATGTATTGATTTCGTCTTTTGTGTACAGAAAAAAGGAAGGTGTGTTTCTGTCATTGTTTAGGTCTCGAAGCACAAGCTGATTTAAAGCAGCAAATTTTTGCTGAGTCGTTTTTATCTGCTCTTTATATTTTTTATCATCTTCTGTTCGTTGCTTCTCAGTATGAATTTCTACACTATCAATCTTATTCATTTTTCACACCCTTTCTTTTAACGGTACTTATACATGTCTGGTGCTCTAAACACAAAAAAGTCTTTTGCCGAATAGATCGTGTTGCCTTTTTGTCGTATACTGTCTTCAATCTGTCTTGCTACATAATAGTTGTAAGACAAACTTGAAAAACGGTCTTTTCGCATACCAGACATTTCTTTAACTTTAATAAGTTTATTGTTTTCTTCAATGTTGAGCTTTACTAATTCATTAACCAATAGCGTGGTATTTATATACTGCTTAATGATTTTTGTTCGCTCAATAGGACTAAGATTACTATATCCTTTAATATCATTAAGGCAGGTTTCTGCATCAAACTCATTTATGAGTAATTTAATACGACCAGACTTAAACCCTTCTCTTAAGGCTAATGCGCAGTCTGAATTAAATTTAGCACCTGCTTTAATTGCCCAAATAACTTTTGGAGCAGATTTATCTTTACAACGACTTGCCATATCTGGGTTGTTACAGCAAGACAATGGGGGATAAACTACACCAGTTTCAGTGTCTTTAATTTCTTCCACCAGCGCATCGTATACACCAGAGCCAACACCGTTCGCATCAATGACTATATAATCACAATCAAATTGTTCATATAATTTTCGCACAATCAATGCTTGCACTCTTGTCAGTTCGCCCTCAAGCGTGTCGCTGTATATGATATTATGAACAAACCTACCACCTTTTTGCTTCTGAGGTACACAGCTATTAATAAAAATAGCAGAAGCATCATTCTTGTGTTTTGTTGTCGTTGCCATAAGCGCAATATCAATTGACAAAATACGCTTTTCATCGTGTTGCTTAGGCGGAATAATTAGTTTTTTATCTCCTGCCAGCCTACTATAATCGGGTGGCAACCAAGGATATTTGATTGTTCGTGTCTGGTTTATAACAGGATATTCGTAGAAGCTACCTTCAAAATCACCATAAAACAAACAATCCATTTCCATTGACCATGACACTTCATTGTAATCCGATTCAGCCATATCATCCTCAACTTGTTCTCTCATAAGTAGACCTTCTCTAATTGCAAGCTGATACGGAAAACCACATATAAAACATTTTTTACTATCATCTAACATGGTAGCTGCATAACCCTTTGCTTTTGCATAAGACCAATGAGAACAAAACCACGCTGAAGACATATAAATTTCCTTGTTTCTCTCTTGGTATTCTGGTTTTACATGCCAACTACCATCTGGTCTTTGATATTGATATTTTTTCAGTTTGAAAAATCCGGGCTGTCTGGGATTCGATAAGAACTTTTTCAATACGGTTTGAATGACATCCTTTGATACCATTCTAAATTCATCGGTAATAAGAATATTTGCTCTTGCACCTCTGGCAGAGTCTCTCGAAGTTACTACCAATATTTTTGATGTATTCCTAAATTTGATTTCGCCTTTTTCACCTGTAATACTCCAAGATTCAATTTCAGCTCTCAAATTAGGGGCACCGGGCATAATAAGATTTATAATCTTGTCCAAAACCAAATTAGCCTGTTTTCTGTTACCAGATGCAATACATATTGTTGTTCCCGGATATAAAATACATCTAACAACGCAAAAAATAGCAACCAAAAATGTTTTACCTAAACCTCGACAGGCTAAAAACATAAACTGGTTGCATATATTCATAAAACATATAAGTATAGATTGAAATGGTTTTAGAATAATATTTAGATAATCTTCAACAAAGTCTTCTGGATGTTCTCTGTAGTATCCAGTTACCGTGTTTACTTTGTCCATTGTTTCTTGCCGTTGTTCTTTTATTCGGTCTTTGGTTGTAACCGAACTTGTGCTATAAATACTGTCAGTCTGTGTTGATGTCATCAGCATCACCGCCATCCTTGTCAGAAGGTGCGGTCTTTAATGCTTCCGCAAACACCGACTCAAAAATAGCTTCATCATCTTCACCAGCGTATTCTGGACGCTCAACCCTATACCTATTCATTTCTTCTTCGTACATATGAGCGTATCTGTTGTGTATTTTTAGCATTTTACACAAATGTCCGAGAAAATAAGTTGTAATATACCAAACTAACTGATTCTTGTTTTTACACTCATCTATAGGTTTACGCTCTTCATATTTTTTTATTAATACACCAAAAGTGTTTGTTTCAGCTAAGTCACTTTCTTTGGTCTGGTTAGGCGATATTCCTAACTTGGTCATAATATTACCCATGCTTGTCTGTAGCGAATCAATTTTTTCGTTATGTTGATTTGCCTCTGAGATTCTTAAATCTGTAATGCATAACTGTTTGTATAACACTTGTTGTTCAACTGTTAAATTGTGATTGTCCTTAGTGAGTTTTTTGTATAGTGACTTAAGATTAGCATAACTATAGGCTGGATAGCCATATCCCCAAAAGGCTTCGTCTGCGGGAGTTATGCCCAATCTAACCTTTAACTCATCTTCGCTTTCGCCACTACCACCAAAATTCAAAGCACCTGACGGTACAGAATCTATCACATCGTCCTCTGTAGCGCTTCCTTCTTTAACCTTTTTGAACTTTAATTCTTCTTCGTCCAGAGTATCGTCAAAAGTTTTGCCTGAGTATTTTAATAAGTTTGCCTTCTCCATATAAGCTCTAAATCTTGGACGAGATGAACTTGTATCTCCTAACAGAGCGTATATTTCAGGAGACCAGTAAACATCAAAGTGTAAACACACCCGCCTTAAAGCTTTCTCTTCGCTTCCAAAAACTTCTCGATAGTGATTATATAATTCATCTACACAATCTTTACATACTGGAAAAAACTTTCCGTCACCTTGCCATAATGGAGAAGAACCTCTTGAAAATGCTTTGGCTCTTTGAGATTCTGTAAATTCCTTTTTGCATTTCTTGCAGCGGTATACTGGTTTAAAGTCAATACTTTTTTTTGGTGGAGCGATTTTACTAACTTTAGGCAAAGAATCACTCCTTATCGTGATTTAATTGTGTGTTTAAAGACAAGGACGCTGTAAATTTTGCACATCTCGATGCTTCGATGTTGATAATTTCGTGCGTGATAGGATTTGTTCCTCTTCGAGCCTTGCCTTCATTAACATAAAAAGTACCAAATTTGTGTATCTGTACAGGTTGACCAGTACATAACATTTCTGCAACGCAATCAAAAACATCTTTGATTACTTCTTTTGCGTCCTTTTTTGTGTAGCCTTTATCGGCTAACATACTAATTAGTTCTGTTGTTTGTGCCATTATTTCTCCGTTTCTTCCGTGTGCAATTTAGATATTGCACTTGTCTTTATTTGCTTGTAATTTACTCTTATCTTCTTTGATATAAAACCTACGAGTAACATCCGTGCTTTTATGATTAAGCAACACTGACACCTCTTCAAGCGACATACCAGCGTTTTTATATGCTGTTGCTCCGCTATGTCTAAAATCATGAGGATGTAATGTTGGAACTCCAATCATTTGACCAATCTTTTTACAATAGTCACTTAGTGTTGATACTGTCGCAGGGGTACAAGAACCACTCTTTCTATGAGCTGATACAAAAACATATCCACCATCTTCAATATTATTCGCTGTTCTATATTGTTTTAGATTTAGCAAATATTCTTTAGCTTCTTCACTAAAGAACAATTCAACAAGATATCCTTCTTTTTCAAGAACATCTTTAGCTACACGACTATCAAAATCAAGCTGTTCCCATCTTATGTTTGCAATAGCATTTATTCTTGCCATTGTAGTCAGTGAAAAGATAGCATATGCTTGCATTGTAAGTGCTTCGTAATACTGCGTGGGCTTAGTTTTTCTTTGTTCTTTAGCCTTTTCAACATTCTCTTGTAGCTTTTCTCTCATAAACTGAATTTGCTGTGTAGTAAGAAATGTTTGTGCAACAACCGCCTGACCTTCTTTTGGTCTATCTATAAAACTCATTGGGTTCTCGTCAATCAATCTCTTTTTCTTTAAAAATAAAAAGAATGCCGATATACTTGACATTCTTCTCTTAATACGATTTGTATTATTACCCTGATCTTTACAATAAACGATAAACTCAGAAATATCTGAATCATCAATCTCTTTAACTGATTTATTGTCTTGATAATCGTATATATAAATCCACCAGTTAGCTAAATCGTTATAATAATTATAAATTGTCTTTTCCGAAAGTTCTCTGATTTTCATATCTAATAAATATTTATGATATAGTTTGAGTGTTTCGGGATTGATTTTTTTTAGCTTCTCTTGATTTAACATACATATTCGTTCACTTCGCTTCGGCATATTTCACCACCTACTCAAAAATAATATTCACTTCGTCTCCTTCTATGTATTTAACATATTGACAAAAGAAACGAAGGGATCTACGCATTGCCGAAAGTCTTTGATAAGACACTCCTCGTTCGTGCCTCATATATTTAATAAAGTTATTGATGTCTTCACTTGTACACTTCGTAAAAGACTTATTTTTGTTAAAATGCCATAGCCACTTAAGAAACATCCGTGTGTCGTCAACATAGTGCTTTACAGTGGCAGGAGAGTACGGTTCATAACTCAAATATGTTTCAAAGTTATCCATTAGTTCTTGGTTATATGCACACATTTTTTCTTTATTAAACATATAACCACATCCTTAATTAAGAGACATAAGTTTGGTTTTCTCACGAATAGCGTGACCGTACTCATCGAAACACATATATACAAATCCTTCTTTCTGAGAATTAACCAATCTTCCTTCGCTATATTTCATTTTTCTTGTTTCACAACAAGCTCCCTGTTCATAGATTGCAGAATTTCCGATGACATAATACCCTTGACGATGAGTATGAGCCATAACAATATTTCTAAAATCAAATCCCTCGTTGCGAAAATAATACAAAGCTTTTTCTGCGGTTTTAAGCATTACCGAAGAGTATGCTCGTGGATGACAGAATACCGTATCACCAAACTGAGAGTACCATTTACCTGTAAATTCAATTTCAATGTTGCTATCTTTGAATACATGCGTCAGGGGAGAATACTCAGTTTTCGTTCCTATTTCGTTGTCATAATCAATAAACCCGTCTGTGAAGATATAATCAAGTACAGATGACGGCATTATGTCGCATAATTCACTGTTTGTCTTTTTTGCAATATAATCACCTATTCTCAAATCGTGATTGCCGTTATTTGCAATTACCTTTTTTGGATTCAGCAAATGAATCAGGTCAATTAAATATTGTCTTGCTCTGATAAGTTCTTTGGTTATACTCACATATTTCGACTTATTCGTAAATTTTGATAACTGGGCGCAGTCTACAAGGTCTCCGTTTAATTGCAATATATCTACACGACCTATGTATTTCTCAAATGTGCTAAGAGGCTTACAATAAGGAAAATGCAAATCCGATATTGAAAGAACTCTCGTGCTTACATTATCTTGATTTTTATAATTATAATAGTCATACACGCCTGACGCATATTTTCTAAAGTGGTCAGATGATACGCTCTCGCCAAGCAGGTTTACAATTTGAGACCATTTCAAAGGAAATTTTGTGCCATTTAGCTCTCCGTTCTTTTTAGCTACTATTAGCCTGATTTTCCATTCCTCGTGGGTTTCGTCTGGTCGCTGTAAACACCAATTGTCTATATATTCATTTGTGTTAGCTTTCTGCATAGTAAGACGCTCAACCCTTTCGTCTCTGTTTAGAGGCACGATTTTTTGTTTTAAGTATTTTAGCTGCCTCAATATTTGTGTCTGCAATCAAACGGAGATATTCGGTCACTTCTGGCAAATATCTTCTGTGTCTTTTTGCAGGCTTTCCTCGTCCTGTCTGGGGAATCCATACATCAGGAAACTCTGAGCGTATAATCTGACTCTCTTTTTTTGTGATTGTAATAATTGTAAAAACTCCTTAAATTCAATTTATCACTTGACTTGCAATGCAAGAAATGATAGTATATTATGGGGTATTGTATTTAGTCCCCCTATACAGCCTAACTCGCAAGACAAAAAACCGCATAAAATTCGAGATTTTTGGGTGTCCGAATGCCAAAAAAGGGCGGGAAGTACCCCAAAATTGTAAAAAATCACCCCGATTATAGTCATAATCGGGGCAAAATTTTTATGCTTTTTTAAATCTAACCCCAAAAAATTCTATATCTCCTTGTTCACACATTTTTAATTTTTGTACTGGGGTTTTGCTTTTACGCAGAAGATATAAGAAATCTTTAGGTAGGGAATAGAATAATATTTTAATCAATAGGCGGTATATGTCTTTGTTTGTTGGTTTCTCGGCTTCGTGTAGTAAATAACTCATTGTACTTAAACCAATTCTCTTATAAGACACATATGTCAATAAGTCTTGATAAATTTGTTCTGCCTGCTCGTGTTTTTCTATATTCGACGATTCTTCTTTTAGCCATACAGCATTTATTTCACTTTGTGTCTTTCTTAAAGTGTAAATAAACTCATCAGCTTGCTCTTTGTTGATATGTGAAGAGTGAGGCTTGAAATCAATAAAAGAAGTCAAAGGCAACATAGGATGTTTATCATTACCAACTATACGCTTACGCACTGATTTTTCAAGATAGTCCATAGAGGTGTCATAACAACGATAAGTCTTGTTTTGAGAAGTACAATGTTTATGTCTTTTATGATTGGCTTTTTGTTTGCTCACCTCTAACATAAATTCCGGCAGTGACTTGCTTCCGTTTTCATCTTTGAGATACTTCGTGGTTAGTCGTTCGAGCTCTTTTGTCATTTGTACATCAAACTCTTTTTTAGCCTTATCTATTTCAATATTAGACATTACAGACAATTGACAGATATCGGTATATATAGGTTGTACACTTTCAAACGATGCACCGTTATTAATATTATCCCACATAATACTTGTAAGCACTTGTGCAAGGTTAATAATTTCTCCAATCTTATTTTCACTTGTCTTAATATCCAAGTCTGTTAAGTCATTAACTGTGTAATGCCTCTTGATTTTTTTAGCCTCTACCATATTCGTTGGAACAAGCCATTTATCATAATTTTTAATGGCTGCCTTTAATAGAATGGGATTGTCTGTGATTAATACACTATCTGAGTCAAAATCACAACCATTAAGCCGTTGCAAAACATTTTCTCCTATGCTGTTGATACACAATATCTCTTTAGTGAAGTTGAAGTATGTATCTATTTCCGGACATTCTTTGTTATAAGCAACCCATACATTACCTGTACAACAATGAGGACTTCTTGAACCTAATAATTTTTGGTTATAGGCAAATCTTTTTGAATGTATATTACCTATACCCAAGTGAGATGTACCGTCAAATTTACCAATTGATTGTAGGAGCATCTCATAAGGATTTCCTACAAGTGTTGAGTAATTACCAGCTACGGAAATATGACCTCTCTTCATATTGTTCTTATAAGACCTAATAGTCTCTCTTACTGTGTCATAATACAATTTAGTATCACAAAACTTGTCATTAATGCCAAGCAAAGTGTATACCAAATCGTTTTTAGAGGCTATGGCTTCGCCTGTGAGTGTGTTATTTGTCTGAGCCTTAATGTGATACCTCAAAACAGTTTCGTCCGTTTTGAGGGCTTTTAGATAGTCTTTTGAAGGCTTCAAAAACTCTTCCATATCTTCTTGTGACAACTGTAATGTATTTAAAAGCTGATAATGGGTTTGAACTAATTTACCGTCCATAATATGAGTCGGCTTTTCGTACTTAACTATGCCAAATTCTGTGTCGAGATTGTCAAGCCATGCTTCAAATGTTCCAAACTTCAAATATTTAATACTGCTTGGAGTAGTTACGAGTTTTACATCCTGTATACATTTAGCTCGTGTATATCCATTAAGCTGTGACACATCAGTAATACCATTGTCGGCAAACCATTGTTGAAGGTTGGTATTAAAGCAAGCTGACTTAAAAAATCTATTACGCAATAATAAAAAACCTTTATGCTGATATTCTCCAAATAGACTAACATCCATAAGAGACTGTCCATCCCAAATGCTATTACATATCTGCACATCTTCCGGTTGCGTTTTTAACACACCCTCATCTATACGGGTAGTCATTACTCTATCTGTAAACATATCTTCATAATCATCTACAAGTAAAATATTTTCGGGCTGAATATACAGGCTTGCAATAGTGCTACTCAAAGGTAACGCTGTGTAGGACTCAAATGCGGGCAAATCAATTTCTTGCCCCTGTTTGATAGTTAAACCACACTTAGACCAATTAAAAATCCCTCTATATAAATTCTCATCAATGAATAAGCATTTTCCTAAACGAGAACTGCCATTGCTTCTTTTGTATCTTACATATTTTACTCCGTCGCAAACAAAACCGTTTGCATACAAGTCGGCTCGTAAATCACCAACCGAGTGTAGCACCTTTATGTTGTTCTTAGCCTTATACATTCCATCATCGTAATAAAAGTATTTGCCAAGTACATCTTTATGTATAGGAAACTCTGTATGAGTGTCTGTCTGAATAGCAAGCAGTTCACCGTCCTTAACACAGACACAATCGTGTAAGGTTAATTCATCTAAACGATAGCCGAATTTCACATAAATGTTAGCGGTTATTCTATTGTATTCTTTGTTACTGTAATTGAAAGTAATGTTAATAACTTTCTGAGTGTATTCTTTTCCGTTGACCGTACAGGAAAAGCGATTATTTCGGAACACCTTCTTATATACCTCAATGATTTTCGGAAGTTCTTTGCTATGAGGAAGTGTGTTAATAAATTTTCGGTAGTTAATATCTCCGTTGCGATAACGAATGTTATAACCTACACTATCGGGTTTATTATAATGGTTTGCGATAAATACATCTTTAGCATCCAAAGAGAGGATGTTTACTCCGTGTATATAATCACTCAACAACACTCACCTCGCTCTCATACATAAGCGAATATGTGTTGTCTTCATCATTTAGTTCATGCACAACCTCTGCGTAAGCCATAACACGCTCATTCGTGTCCTCTGTGACCTCCTGAGCGATTATTTCTTCGGCAGAGTAATTTGTACAAGGTAAACTGTTCGTGCCACACAAGTCAAACCAGAGGCATTTACGACAATCCTTCACCTCCTCTGCTGTAAAATTCTCTGTTGCTGTGTAGTTAAATGTATATTTGTTCAATGGGTTGGACTCCTTTATTTATTATTATTTATCCAACCGACCAGTAAATTTCTCATCCTTGAGGATGGGATATAGATGTTAATTTCTTTGTTATCTCTGATTGCACTTCTCCAGATAAACTGAAGCATTTCACTGAGAGCAAAACCGTCTTCATCGACCGTAACGCCTTTGTTCTCAAAAAATCTTATAAAAACAGGTGAAATATACCTATTGACCGGATAGGCAATTGCTGTTTTATTTCTAAACTCATTGGATGCTCGTAGGTTACACGGTATAAATCCTTTTGTATATCCTTTACCTTTGAGCTTGTGTTGGTAATCTTTAAAGCTTGTCCACATACGTTCATTAGATTTAGCAGGTGCTGTCCATCTAAAAAAATTATATAAATGATTTTTTAGGACACTAATTTCATCCTTATGGGTTTGATACCAATGCTTGCTAAGTGCTGTGGCAGGATCGCCAATTTCGTTCATTTTTTCATTATCGCATATATGTATTAACTGAGAATAGTCTGCACAATAATAATTAATCTTTTCTTGTGCAAAAGTATAGTTAGTGTAATCTGTGCCGTCTATCCACCAATATGTTGGTTCTATGTGGAATAAGTTAAAATAGAGCGATATGATAGAAGACTCATACATATAAGTAAGAATAAAGACTTGACAGAAAGCTCTGAAATTTTCGATAGGGAAGAGTTTAACATACTGACTGCCTGTATCATATAAAGTTTTACTAAAACACATATCTCGAATATACTTCAAACTTCCTGCGGTATAACTATCTTGCGTCCATTTTACACATCCAAACTCGTCAGCTTCAGTAGCTAAAAACTCTCTGATTGATAGAGCGTCCCCTTGCGAGATGTGTAAACTCTCAATAGGTGTAATAGTTTCGTCAAGGATTAAAATATACCCCCGTTGCAACAACAATTGTCGTATATCCTGATCGAATAACATAAACAAAGCATGAGTAATTACTATGTTTCTGTTTTCAGCAATAAGTTTTTTCAGTCCTTCTTTTTTTGTGGGATCTTCTTGTGGCTCTACAAACTCTTTATTGACACAACTGCTTTTAATTCTCTCAACTTCCGACAAATACGGAGTGCAAAAAATAAAATGTTCATCTCCTGATGAGTTGTTAATGTAATTAATAGCTGCTGAAGTTTTTCCTTGCCCCATACGAGCATTTACAACATTCAGTTCCACTTGCGCCCTCCTTTATATGATGTGTATTGCGTTGGTTGTTGTTCGTAATCCGATCTCTCCTTTACAAGTAAATGTTTGTGTTGATGTGTGAATTGCCTCTACATCAAAATCACTCCTTTCAAGACTTATAAAATGGTGTTCATTTTTGTCACAAAAACCCCAAACCCCCAATGCCAATGCGGGTTTCCACCATTTTGGGGCAGCGGAACTAGTTCGCTTGTTTCAAAAAGTTCTCTGTATAATTTTTAATATATAGAGATAGGTAAGAGAAAAGTCCATAAATACTGGAGTTTTTAGCTTGTCTTCCACTTTTCAAAGCCTGCGCTCCCTCTGTATATTAAGTTAAGGAATACATTTGTCCCAAAAGTTTTGCAGATTAAGCCTTTACAGACAAATGTATTGGTCACTTAATTCTCTCGAACAGCAAGCTTATTCTGAGATTGCCAATCGTTCATTAAGCTCCTTTGCTCTAAACTTTACCTTAGAATCCGTAGATAGTAGTTGCAAGAGAGTGTGTCTATGTTCAATACATTCATTTCCCAACAAGGGAAAAGAAAAACTAAAACAGTAGTTACTCCTTTATGCAAGTGACTGGAAGAGATTAGTAGCTTCTAAATTGCTATTAACTACATAACTGTAATCTGTACCAAGGTTGAGTTTCTTGCAGGAAGCCAAGATTATATCTTGTGTTAAGCCTATATATCTTAATGTAATGGAAGGAGAACTGTGTCCAAACATTTCCTGTAATAATAAAAGCTTATCGTTGCTAAAGTTGCTCATAGCCATTTGATGATAACCAAAGGTCTTTCTTAATGTATGAGTGCCTACTTTTTCTGTAAGATTACATTCAGTTTCTAAGCCTTTAAGAATACTATATATATATTCTCTGGTTAAAGGCTTACCTAAGTTCTTAGAACGGTTGCTGTTGTCACCAGTAAATAAGTAGTCATTCAGAGTTTTGGAATTGTGATTGAGGAACAATTCTACGGCATCCATTACTGCTGAGTTAATGGTAATTACCCTATTGATTTTTTTTCTTCTTGTTTTTTTTGTTTTTAATTCGATGATAGGAAAGTATTCTTTGAACACTAACTGTTGGTTCTTGACCTCTAATAAGTGATTAAAGGTAAGTAACCTTAAGTCACTGACTCTTAATCCAAAATTGATTCCCAATATAAAAAGCATGTTGTCTCTGTATCTACCTTTACTGATTAAGTAATCAGAGATACTTTTTAATGTATGGGTATCTTTGATAGGATCTACATCGTGTCTTTCGTAAGATTCTATATTTTGAATTTCTGAGGGTACTGTGAGTTGAGCTGACGCTCGGAGCTTATTGTTTTGTCTAACTAATTTCTCAGGTTGTATAGGCTGTGAGAAGTCTACATAGATTAGGTTGTTATTCTCAGTTTTCATATGTATCGAACATCCTTTCTGAATTACTTTCTGAGCTAATTGTACCATATATCCTAAAAATGTCAAGTAAAAATGACTTAAAAATCAAAGTTTTTTGAAAAAATTCCAAGTTGTGGAAATGTAAGTATATTCATTATTTTTTGTAAAGGATATTTTTATCGGAACAAATTCACCATTTGTATAGGAAATAAATTTCAGGATTTGTAGAGGGAGAGAGAAAAAGAGAAAATAAAAATACGAGATTTTAAGCCTGACTGTGAGAAGAAGTAACTGCAAACATAAAGCATAATTATGCACACTAAAAATATGGAATATATCCCCCATATAACATTGTGCAATTTTGTGAAATGAAAATTATACATTATTTTGTATAAATATTCATTTAATAGTATATATATGTTTTGCAATCATTATAGCAATCGAAAAATAAAAACGACTTGACAAATTGCAAGGGGTGTGTTATTCTTTAATCATAGGGCAACCTATGTACTATAAAAATGTTGCATATGCAACATAAAAAATGGAGGCTTATCTTATTATGACCATTAAAAAATTCACCTATGCACCTACACACACACACAAGACACATGTACATGCTTGCAAGACTCTACACGGTTACACGGTTGTCAACCCTCAGCCGTTCGCAAGTTATAGTATAGCTTTACAAGACTTGTACAAGACTGCAAGCCGTATGTGCGTTAATCATTGTTACCGCCATTCAATCAATCAACCTCGTCTATATGACATTGTGACTTATAGATTTGCGGGAGAGGCACAAGACTTTGACGACCTAACACAAGTTACCGTTATCGGTATGTGGGAGTACAAGAAAAATAATCCATACATAGGCGCTTGCATTTCCGACTATGCAGCTTATAAGAAAGCAGTAATTCATGCCGGATATAAGGCATTAAATAACTATTGTCAATCAATTAGGGGAATTAATAGTCGTATAGATACGGCTCACAAGACGGTGTACATTGAGGATATTACACGGAATGGGGATATTGTCAATGTTACGGGGGATGTTAACCGCACCATTACGCACGGGGAAAAACTGCAAGCCGTTGACACATTAACGGGCGTATGTTACAACATACCATTGATTAATCAGATGTTGACCGCCGTGTTGCCTACTCTCACACCGACACAAAACAAGGTTTTAAAATTAATGTGTCTGAATTATACCGCCGATAACATAAACGATAAACAAGGATATGCAAGGAAAAACAAAACGGCACAAAAACATATAAGAGCCGTTCGCAAGGCGTTTCAATGTTTCTTGAATGAAAATTGCTTGACCTTTGACGACTTTATTATTATTAATCAAACATACACATACAATAGCAATGATATCAAAGTTTTGCAATTCATCAAGTCATTGCAATACGAAAAGTAGTTTTTATTTACTGCGCCCACTTTTTTTTGTGGGCGCTTTTTTTTTATTTTCGAGAGGACGGACACCCTCAGCGACACCACGGTCAGAGAGGACGGACACCCTCAGCGACACCACGGTCAGAGAGGACGGACACCCTCAGCG